GTCGCCCGCGTTGAATTTCATAGAGATTTGTCGATATAGGACAGAGACAAACATTCTCAGCCATTTATATTGAACATTAGTTACCCGGCATTGGTCACGGGCAGCTCGCCACGGACAGAGTGTGCTAGTACCACTGACCAGGGCACAGAGGCCCTGAGCGCGTACGTGCACATGGTTACTATTGAGTACGTACGTGCACATGCAAAGGGATCCCCTTAAAGCTCTCACAGGGCTCAGGGCCAGGCCCCAGGGATCATCAGGGGTCAGGGCTGGGGGCGTCAGGGGTACCACAGTGGAGGGTATATGCGTACTACATATGAGTAACTACACATAGGTAATACATAACTAATACATATAACTAATACATATAGTAATGCATACACTAATACATATATAGTAAGTAGTAACTAATACATATATAGTAATACATACACTATTACATATACAATACATATACACAATACACTTATACCCATATACATATGTACCAATACTCCTACACCCATATATCATTTACTACCTATATATGCCCGCATATAAGCCCCTACATATAGGCCCCTATGTACCCCCTTTACTTACATTACACACCCTACACAATAACTGCCTACGTTTATCCTCCACGCGCTTCTTACGTGGTACCACATGGTCTAATTGTAATGGGCAGCGTGGACATCCCACCGTGGGACACCTACCTCGATACAGTGCAGCGTGACCACACTTCCTACACACGGGGTTTTGAGCTAAGAGCCGTTCCCTCATAACACGGTGCTGTCGGCCGTATCCCCTCGCATCGGTTCCTCTATGTACGAGGCAATAACTTTTATCCGATAACCTCCCACACACTAAACAAATCAATTGCCTAATAACTAACCCCCTTTCTTACCCGCAGGGTTGCCGGCACTCGCGGCCCCGACCGACCCTGGCGGAGGGAGGGACGCGAAGTGTCCGGCTACCGCTGTTAGCTTACGTCTTTACAGCCTCCAGCTAACAGCTTAGAGGGCGCAAGATCATCCAGAGGGACAGAACGGTCTAAACCGGACATACTTGATGGTCCAAAAACTCCGTGGTACAGTGTGCGTCCCACCCGTCACACGAGAGGATGTGATCATGACAGTAATCCCCCCACGAATAGACCCCCATGAGGTCAACCGAGTAGTGGATATCCCTGAATACACATTTGAACACCACGCTTTGATGCGTAATAGGGATCCACTTATTGCCCCGGTGATCGCTCCCGGGGTAAATGCACTTATTGCATTCTTGGAGGATGGCCCGGCCATTTGGAAAGAATGTATGTATATCCTCCTGAGCAAGTCGAGCATGGCACGTAAAACAGCTCGCAACATACTCGCCCGTGCTGTCAATGTCGGATTCATTACCCAATCACAGAATGCAGACGCTGAGTTGCGTGTAATCGGGTTGACTAAGTGGCCGATGCCCGACAAACACGCATGGGTTCACTACTCCAAGCTATTTCGGAGCGGTGACAACGGCCGAGGTAAGTTCAAGCCAGTACCGATCTCGGGGCTAGCAAAGGGTATGAACGCGGTAGCCCCAAGTGCCGGTACAGAAGACCGTATCAAGGACGCCATCAAAGATGGTGCTCTCAAAATCCTAACTGTGGAGGGTGTCAAGTGTGTGGAGGTAGTACCGAAGAAATGATCGAGGGTGATGACCGGACCACACAATCACACGTGGTGATCACTCCAGGGCTCGAAGACTTGGATACACAAGAACAGTTCGTGGTTACCCAGGGCATCGAGGACATGGTCTTGTTGTCACAGCAAACTCAGGTGTACCGAGCCCAGATGCTCCGCTACCTGCGCCGGGCTCAGTGGACATCAAATATGTCTTACGTCTGTGCGTTCTTGTCCATCACCTGTGTGGCATTCATTCTGTTCAGAGAGATAGTAACCAGATGAACCGTGACGAGCGTCGCCGATTTGTGCACCATCGCTTTCAGCAGGTCTACAACTACCATGAATTGTCTATGACCCAAGTAAGGCGCTTCGTTGACGAGATAGTCAATGCCTGGGGTGTAGATCTCATGGATCAGCGCGAGCAAATGATCGCAGCTCTACACGAGGCACCGGGCAATGACTGAGGACATCGACCTATTGGAGTCCGGCGGTCAACCGTCATTTGCCGATGCGCCCGGTGAGGGTTGGATATCGGGGCAAATGACAAATCTGGCCGGACGTCCATTGTGGGAGCACCCTGATTACCTGGGTGTGTATTGGGTCGAGCTAGACCCTAGCGACCCGTTCTATCCCAACTTGCCCGCCAGCCGTAATGGCTGGGCGATGATGAGAAAACCGTGGTGGGTATGCGATGTGTTCGCCTGCCAGGTACGAGCAACATCAGAAAGGAAGATGGTCGCTCAGGTAACACCACACGGACACGATATCTATTACACGTTCTGTCCAGCACACGCAAAACTATGGGTAAAGGAGCATAAATAAATGCCAGACACAACTGTAGTGGAACAATTGGAGCGCAGCCTAAATCGACTGCTCACCAATGGGTGGCGTCAGGGTGGGGTTGATAAGTTAACGGCAACTGACGCCACAGCAGCATGTCTATTGCTTAGCATTCCCTCATTAGTAGAACAGCAAGTCTATGATGTTATCGATGAGCAGTATCCCGGGTACGGTGCCGCTTACCCTAATGAACGAGCCGGCATTATAGTCAATTGGAACGACGCCCCACACCGCAAGTACGTCGAAGTCCTCGGTGTGGTCGCGTTAGCCCTTCACCGCGCTCGTGAGGCTGGATATGAACCAACCCTATCCGATGGCACATCCTTCTATGCCCGGCGTGCTGCTGACTTGCAGGAAGGGCTACATGTACTGCTCACCAAGGGCTGGATTAGGGGAACGTCTGCTGATCCTTATGTCTCTGCCAAGTGCATTATTAATAGCATCCCTCTAAGAGACACCGTTACCGATGGTCGGATATTCCGACTTATCCGATCGGTGATTGTTGAACAATTCCCCGGCTACCATTGGTTTAATATATCCGAATGGAATGATGCCGCTGAGCGCAAGTATGTCGAAGTCCTCGGTGTGATGGTGCTCGCTATTCACCGTGCCGAGTTGAAAGCTAAGGAGGTCTCATGAATGTCAACGATGCGATCGTGGCGCTCCTCCGAGCGGCATGGCAAGCACTTAGCCGCATTATTACGACCATCCAATTACGCTGGGCACTCCGTAATTGCCGGTGTCCCCTGTGCCAATTGCAAACAGAAGACACTACAGCTTATTACGGTTGAGGTGCTGCGCAGCTCAGGCTGGCTAAAGGACATTTGCCTGAGGTGCTGGACATTGCGAACGAGCGCACGGTACTTGACAAAACCAGAGCGCCATAGTCTACGGCTATTCAGGTGGTACGGCGACCTTGATGATTCAACCGTAGGTCCACGTCATGGGCGTTACAAGGTGACTGCGGAGAGTGGTCGCGCTCAATGGCAGACCTACATCGATCCGAGTCTGTACTGATCTCCTACTGTTCATAGTAGCCGTGAGGTTCCCCCCACTAGAGCATCTAGACATGATCGTCAATGTGACGTCTGTCACAGATCCACTCGGGGGAGTGGGGGGAACCTTGCATCCATGATGATGAGAGTAAGCCCGTTGCGGATTTAAGGGGGTTGCTCTCATTGGAACACCTAAATGGGTCCACGAAGATTTCGAAGCTCTCCCCAAGCGGAGAATTACCGTCCATTATTCAGAGTTAAAGTACCGGGTAAAGCACCTACTGACGTTGCGTAAAACGTGGCGGCATCGTATCGAGTGCTACCGAGGGAGACAGTTAGTCGGCTACATGACGTGGGAATGCAGCTTTAACAATCCGCTCGTGACCTGCGTACAAGTCCGAGCATCGTATCGACGTAATGGCATCGCCTCACAAATGTGGAGGGTAGCCAACCGCCTAGCCAATTTGTACGTAGTCTGTAGGCCAGTACACAGCCCAGAGCGCACGCACGCTGGCCAGTTGTGGGCAAAGTCAGTGGGCGGGATACTACCTAGGAGAGCGAGAGGCTGGGCATGAGTGACCTGTGACTGTTCTGAATGGCCATGCCGTTTACGGCGATGGATATTGGCACTGAGATCACGACGGAGTGAGAGGTTAGACATGACTGACGACGCAAATTACGATATTAGAATTCAGGCTCTATCTGGTGTAGTCAGTCGACTTCTCAGGCGAGTACAAGAGCTTGAGGACAAGGAACTTGGGATGAAATCGACAAGCTTTGAGTTTACTACTCCCGGCTTGCGTTATGTCCATGAGTTTGAGACTGATCGTATTTGGGACGTCAAGGCACTGAGGACTAGAATCGATGCGCTAAAGGGAGAGCGCGACAGGCTCGAAAAAGATTGTGATCAGTTCCGACGGAGTGCCCAATCATATGAATACGCATTTCGAGAGGCAGAGCGAAACCTCGCCGCGCTAAAGAAAGAGCGCGATCGGTTGAGTATTGCGCTTGGTAACGCCAATCGAAAGGCAAGGGACTATTCAAAGCTTGCAGACTCTGTTAGGGACGAGCGCGATGAATTTCAACGCCTTGCCAAGCATTTCGAAGATCAAGTAGTTGAATTAAAGAAAACCCGTTATTACCCCCCAGGCACAGAGGCTAGCCTTAATAAGAAAATCAGGGAGCTAAAGGCAAACCTCGATAATAAGCAGGGTGTAATTAACGACCTCAAGCGCGCACTGAGGGATATCGCCTCGGATGTCGATCAACTTGACTTAGATTGATGGCCTACATCGACCGGGTACCGATCTTCAAATATATACTGTCGTGCTCGCACGAATTCTGGACACGTGTAGCCTGCACACCGGACAGTGAAGGTGTGTACTGGTTTTACTGTCACGAGTGCCATGAATTCATCGGACATAGTAAGGCAGCCGTACGAGAGGTATTACCACTGTCCTCCCGTGGTAAGCGCCGGCTGGGAGCCACCGAGGTAGCAGCATTGATGGACACTGCAATCGTCAAGGACCGCATAGCCAAGCTCATGCGCCGTCACCACTGGGATACCTCCGCCGAGATTCTAGCTATGGAGCTTGGTGTATCTGCTAAGCTAGTTCGGACAGTGGGACAGGACATCGGTTGTTACGATGGGAGAGGAATACAGCGTGACGAATAAACAGCCTAACGTATCTCGTATCAAGGTTCGTCTATCTCGTATCTTGTCTTGGGGTGAGGTCGAGTACCTCCGAAACCAATTCAATATCGAGATGCCCCGCCTACCATCTAAGGCGTTCGATCGAAGCGTGTTCATCGTGACCATGCACAATCGAGGTAGCCGACGAGTATTCAGTGACTTCGCTGAGTGCCTGGCCGAGGAATTCGTAAATGTCTTCCCGGTGCATGTCAAGACGCTGGCGGAGGCCGACCATTTGGCCACTATCCATTTCCTCAAGGCGTTGGAATCTACTAGCTCTCGCTTGGTTGTGCACCATCCACCTGAGCAACAGCGACCACGACCAATTGAACCAACACCCGCACCCAAGCCGGCTGACACGTTGTTCCAGCGTCTCGACAATTGGTATAGGACCCTATGGACACGCTAATTAGTGATGAGGAGCGACCTAAGCGGTGCTGTTACTGTGGATACTCAGGGACAGAGCGGCGTTTTCGTGAGCTGGAGACATATGGAATGAACCCCCTGTATGTCTGTTCGGAGTGTGATAGCTAAATGTTCACATCTTTCTATGTCAAGGTCGAGGACAAACATCGACACCACCACCAGTATCGAATCTGGCCTGAGTTGTATACTCCTACGTTCAGTCCGACAGACAAGGTGGTTGACGTAGCTCCGGCGGGAATGTTCAAGTTCGTTGAGCTGGCCGGGCCACCTGAGGCTTTAGCAGAGCTAGCCCGCATGGCTAAGGGTGGTAAAGCGAGCAAAAAGGTTGCTAAGGGGAAAAAGTGACATCGAGAGATTTCAATGACTCGGCCGTACGCGCAATGGTGGAGAATAATCATCGACCAAGGGAGTGCTACAAAACTAACAATGTCACTTTGGAACGCTACCTAGCAAGTATTCGCTGCGAGCTTGATAATGAGCACTGGCCGTGTCGCGCTGTCCAAGATCTCAAGGCATGGCGAGACGCTGTTCAAAAGGCGACTCCGATTGACTTCACCAAATGAACGATGACGAGATTTACGCGACCTTGAATGAGTACCGCCCGTGGTTGATCCGAACCGCACTAGGTATCAAGTCCGATCCTGCTCAGGCTGAGGAGCTAATGCAAGAGGGTTGGATTGCTATGTGGCGGGCACTCATTGCCTACGATGAACTCAAGGGCGAGTTATATGGATACTTGGTGACTCAAGCCCGCTGGCGTATGCTGTCTATCGCTACCGGGTCAGCCTACCTGTTATCTAGTGAACGCCATGTACGTACGGTGTCCATAGGGCATAAGACCGTTATCCCCCCGACAGTAGAGGTACCAACGACCACGGGACTTGATAACCCTGTGATGCCGGAAATTGATTCTATGATTACGGCCTATCACCACGGGGAGATATACGCCGCAATAAATGAAGAGCTTACACCAGTACAACGTGAGCGTGTATTCAAGCGATTTTGGCTTGGAATAGTGGACGGCAATACCACTTGGTGGAATGGTCGCCCCGCGTCGGGCAAGCGGTTACCAACTTGGAACACGGTTAAGTATCCAAACGGCCGGGTACAAGGGCGTGCCTATATAGGTGCTCGCGACAGATTGAGGAAACGCCTAGGTCACTTGAAGGGGATTGAGGAATGATCACACTAGAACAAGCTCGCGTGTTACTCGCACAGGCAGTAGCCACCCAACCCAAGGGTTTTAGGTATATCCAACCCGGCAAGATTGGTTGCTATTACGCTCCGGTCACGACCGCTCTTTCCCTTGCTACGCAGTTGGCAGGAGATGACCCCCGGCGGATCACCGGGTGCCTTATCGGAGTTGCTATTAGCCTATCAGGTGAGCGGCGACACCTAGAGGTTAACGGCTCTGTGTCCGTACTCAAGGAAGTTTTCCCAGACATGCTGACAGCGGAAGCTGTTGATTACTTCACTGAGGCTCAGACTATACAAGATAATGGTGGCACGTGGCAGGAAGCTTACGAAAAGGCTGAGGCATCTCTGGGGGAGAATAAGGAATGATCACACTCCCTCGCGCCCGTGCCTTACTCGCACAGGCTGTTACGACACAGCCTCCGGGGTTTAGGTACATGACCCCCAATCCTGGAGAACACTCATGCTTTTACCGTGCTCTTGACGCTGAGTTTATCGTCCACCTACGCACTGTCAGAGATTTCGCAGGTGGTTTAACCTATCGGCGATTGTTTTCTACACTGGAGTATGACGACCCCCGCCGCTGCACAGGGTGTCTTATCGGCGTAGCTCTCAGCCTGGCAGGCGAACACCGGCACCTAGACTTTGATAGTAGTGTGCGGGATCTTGCAATCAAGTTCCCTGACATGATGACCGGGCGCGCTGCCAATTACCTGGCAGTAGCACAATCAGCACAAGATCAAGGGTGGACGTGGCAGGAAGCCTACAAAAAGGCTGAGTACACAGAAGAATTGAAATTCAATGACTGAGCCGGATTTTGAGATTCTAGATGAGGATGAGAGTCTGGACTACGGTTTTGAAATCAAAATATACGACGGTCTATACTTCTTGGTAGTGCTCCCCCACCAATGCGACGATTGGGTTATTGCGGGCGAGCCTTATTGTGGTGGTCCGAAGGCCCAAGCTGTCGCAGAATTGAAGGAATTCATTCGTCAAGCGCAAGCGTGCCTTGCGGAATTGGAGGCACATGAATAGCTGATGACAAGGTTTACACATTCTATAGGGGTGATGACCGTTGGTACCGTGACGATACCCGTAGGCTAATGGTGCCTGGCGTTAGTGCCATCAAAGATATGATGCCTAAGCCCGCTATCGTCAAGTGGGCAGCTAGCCAGGCTGCTGAGTACGCCGTAAGCCATCTTAGATCTATTAACGCCCTGGTGAACGATAAACAGCGAGATGAGGCTGTGCAGCTCATCACCGAGGCGTACCAACGGTACATGCGTAAGACTGGTAATAGAGGGACCCGGGTCCACACTGCCATTGAACGGCTCATAGCTGGCGAGCGACGCTTTCAAGTATCCAGCGAGGTGCTCGCGTACTTACGCCATTATGCGCGCTTCGTAAAGGAATGGAAATTCACCCCCATTGAGTCTGAACGGGTGGTGTGGTCATTCGAGCATGAGTACGCGGGCCGGCTGGACTCCATTGCCCAGATTACCGTTCCGGAGCCCCGTACGGATAAACAGGCCGAATGTTTACGCGCGTCTTACCTCACCCCTGGGGAAAAACTAAGGGCACTGGTCGATTTCAAGACGGGCCAGTCAGGTATCTGGGAAGACACCGCGCTACAGCAGGTAGCCTATGCCAAGGGTGATTACATCGTCTTAGAGGACGGTACACAGCGCGAGCTGCCCAAGATAGAGCACGCTTTTGCCTTATGGCTGCGCCCGGATGGCTGGGCCCTGCATATGTTAGATATCGGTGAATCTACATGGGCCCAGTTCCTCCGGTGTCGGGACACCTACCATTGGAAACGCGGCGATGCTAAGCGTGCGGTTTATAAGGCAGTTAATGCCAGGCCACTTAGGAGACAATGGAGTGGCAAGTGATGACCCAGTTGACTGGGCAAAGGTCTATCGGAAAAAGGCTCGTGAAGTTGATAGCATGGGAAATTTCGCTTCCGGTATGGGTTGGTATGATCTTGCTAATCGACTTTGGACCTTTGGGGGACACCTAAGAAGACGGGCAAAGGATATTAGAGAACGTAAATTGAAAGAGGGTGGTGATGGATGAGAATGTAGTTCAAGAATTTGAACTAGGCCCAGAGATCCCGGGGGTAGTTCACGAGGACTGCGGCAGCCTGATAGTTGTGCTACTTACGGGGGAGATTTACTGTGACCATTGCGATTTAAGAATTGAGGTACCTAGCTATTACGATGAGTAAGACTCCGCGCTGTATTAATTGTGGCAACCGCATCGGCTGGACTCGGTATATTCGCGGATTCCTTTTTTGTGTCGGTTGTCGTATTAAGATAGAGAGGTACGTCCGGGACCGTTGGGCCTATGCCCTGCCAACCATTAGGTGGCGTCAACGCTGACTCGGGCACAGTCCCGCAAGCACCGCGGATATAAAACCCAACGACTCCTAGCAGCTCGCTGGCGCGCTAAAGGAATAGCTCCCTATGCCAAGGCCGCCGGAGCAGGGGAGCAGGGCGAGGACGTATTAGATGTACCCAAGTTCTCGGTAGAGGTCAAAGCTCGTGATACGGTGAGTTTACCAGCCGCATTGCGCCAGGCAGATTATAAAAACGGTAAGGTACCCGTCGTTGTCTGTCGACACAATGGTCAGGGTGAAGCATCCATAAATGAGTGGACCGTGACAATGCGACTAATAGATTGGGAGGATCTTGCATTTGCTGACTGATGCCGAAAAGGCAGAGCAGGCAATGGTGGTTGCCCATATCTTTTCTGAAGGGGAGGCTGCGCTAGCCAAGAGTATTCTCAAAATACTAGGTTCGAATGGCTATCCAGGGCCTAGGGCGAAGCTAGCCGCAATTTCTTACCGGTGCAGGCGGGCAATTAGCCGGTTTGACAAGATGAATGAAGGGGGAGACTAGGTGTCAGAAATTATCCCAGTCAAAGTCAACGAGACTACACACCCAATCAAGTTCGCACAGGTCAGTAGTAATGTGGTACTCCCCCCGGTCAAGGTAGCCAAAGAACTTCGTGTTGTTAGGCAGGGTACAAGTGCGGCTCGGTTATATATAAATGGCGAGCTATTTCCATTTGCAACTGTAGATGGGTTTAAGGTAGGGCCTACGGGGCGTGCAGTTCCACCAACGGTTAGCTTGACATTGATAGCAGACCGAGTGGAATTAATAGACGATATGTATCCGGATGACGCACCCTAAGGCGCCGCCACGCGATAAACTACTATGGATTGGGGTGGACCTGGATGGCACCCTTGCCGAACCTCTCTGGACTCCTGCCAATCCGACCAGTGATATCGGTCTACCAATCTGGGAGAATGTGGCTAAGCTTTATAAGCTGCACAAGGCTGGTTATAAGCCAGTGATCCACACTTCCCGCCCGTGGACTGACTATCAAAACATCGAAATATGGCTAAATCACTATGGCTTCCCTTATAAGGCCATTCAACCCGGGAAGCCATTGTACAGCCTCTATGTCGATGACCGTGGCCGGCACTCCAGTGCAGCAAGTTGGTTGCCATAATGCCTGGACAAGCGTTCCTAGATGAGGCAGACAGGCGAGCGATGAACCGTAGCGATGAAATAAGGCTACAAATAGCTGAAAACATCCGCAATAAGTTTGAAACAAAGGACAGTGGTCAGCACGAGACTTATGATAGTGGAATGGTACGGGACACAGAGCAGGGCAAACCACGATTCGATTTGTTGCTACCTCTCGATGTCCCGTTCCCTAACCAATTCCTCACTCGCTGTGCGGAGTTACTGGAACGAGGGGCGAGGAAATACGGCGAACGTAACTGGGAAAAGGGTAAGGGGGACAAGGAACTAGCCCGAGCTATCTCATCCGCCATTCGACATCTAGTGCAATGGGCAAGTGGCGAAACCGATGAGGACCACGCGGCCGCAGTAGTGTTCAACCTACTACAGGCGGAGACATTGAAGTACAGAATGGAGGGTAAATGATTGGCAACAGCCAAGACTGCCAAGACTACGACCGCAAAGCCGAAGGTGGCTAAGGAAAAGCCTGCGGCTCCTGCTAAGAAGCCTCGGGCTAAGCCTAAGCCTAAGGAAGTCGAACCGGATCTATTGGAGGGTCTAGACGACGAATCCACCGAGCCGGATGACGAGGAAGATAGCGACCTGCTAGACGAGATCACTGAAGACGACGGTACTCCATGGTATCCGTGGGAGGAGGAAGATCAGCCTTCCGGCGTTCAGGTGACCGTTACCTCGGTAGATACCATTCAAGCCGATCCGCAGTATTCCAAGAAGGGTGAAGATCTAACCAGGCCGTTTGTCCAGGGTGAAGACAAAGAAGGTACCCTGTGGTCGTTCCGTGGTTACTCCACGGTGATGCAACGCCAGCTTGACGAGTGGATTACAAAGGGATTGAAGCCCGGCGATATCTTCGCTATTAAGTACCTCGGTGAGTACGTGAACAACGGCCCGGCCACCAAGAATAAGAAAGGCGAATACCCGTCCGGCACCTATCACAAGGTGAAGGCGCGAGCTGTCATCAAGTAGTGGACCACTGTCAATGTGCGGGGTCTAGGCAAAGCGGATTTACCAAGGACCAAACCACTGGACTTTGGGTATGTGGATCGTGTAGGCTACCTACTGAATTGTATTTAGCGTCTGCTATCCGTAGGGGGTGGCGGGAAAAGCGAAAGGGGAAAAAGAAAATGGGTAAGCGTGCTAGCAAGGCTACTCCTGTCGAGCCGGCTTCCACCAAGGAAGTTCGGGCGTGGCTGCTAGAGAATAATGTCGATGGCGTGGGAACGCGCGGTCGGCTGAAGCCGGAGCATATTGAGCAGTTCACTCAGGCTACTAAGCGGCCCGTAGCCACTCAGTAAAAGGAAGTGGAATCCACACAGAGGCTTTTTTGGGGGTGTGGAGAGCGCGTAATTTGGTATAACAGGGTTAAGGCGCGCAACCCTGTGTTAGCCGAACAGGAGTGCGGATCGCACTAAGGCGGGTTCCTAGGACCTGCTATCGGCCACTAAGCTTGGAGGATTATGAAATCACGAATATGGCGAGAGCGACCGGCCATACTAGTGCAGGCAGGTTCCCCTAAACGGGCAATGTGGTATGCCAAATGTGGGGAGTGTTATAGAGAAAGGCACGCATTCACCAATAGGTTTTTGTCAGGCCACACCATCGTGAAAATATGGCTATTTGCACATCTCTATATTACACACGGAAAGGGTGAGCATAAACAATGGCTATAGAGCGTGATAAATGTGCGACTTGTGGCGCTACACTGAAAATTGTTGGTGTTGCAGAGTTTGCTACTCACACCGGTAGGACATACCATCAAGGGTGTATGTCTATACCAAGACACAAGCATGCACCTTTATGGTGGTGGAATACGCCAATTGCAACAGGGAAAGTACCTCTAGTACCATAGGAAAGGGGAAAGCCTTTGTGACAGATACGCTCGAATGGTTGCGCTTTCTGTACGACGGCTCACCCGGCTTCTTTGTGCTCACACCGTTCAAGAATGGCGCGGCACACAAGTCCCTATGGTATGGGACTGATCAAACCAGCTTGAAGCGGGCCGCTCGCACCATCGACAAGTACGCCGAGTCATTTGACCTATACGTTAGCGTGGCGACACATAGGGAAAAGCCCGTCCGTGGTCGTGGATCCGGTAAGACGGTAACCTCGATTCCGGGATTCTGGGCTGACCTCGATATTGGTACCGCCGGTCACAAGCCGGCTGACTTACCCAACCCAGATAACACGGAGCAAGCTCTAGAGATCATCAAGGGATTACCCAAGCCATCGGCTATTGTGCATTCCGGTGGTGGTCTCCAGGTGTACTGGAAATTCGATAAGCCGTGGGTATTCGATGACCCTACCGAGGCCGCTAAGGCTAGTGATGGGTGGCAGCGATTACTCGCAAAGAAGGGGGCAGAGAAGGGCTTTCACGTTGACACGTTGGGAGCCCTTCCCCAAATCCTCCGGGTAGCTGGCAGCCAAAACCACAAACTGGACAACAGCCGACCGGTAAAACTCCTAGAGTTTAATGGTCCAAGCTTCCCAGCCGCAGAGCTGTGCTCACTGGGTATCCCGATCGAGCGTGAGTATCACGAGGACGCCGGCAATGATCCACTGGGTACATGGGAGGACATCCTGCTACCCCACGGCTGCACGATCGTGGGCACTCGGGAGAGCGACGGAGCCACCCTTTGGACCCGTCCAGGTAAGTCAGAGAAAGCCGGTCATTCGTTCGTGACGGATCCCTACGGGGCACCTGTGCTGGTAAATTTCAGCGCTTCGTGGGGGCTGCCTACCGGGCCCAATCAACGGCTTACCAAGTTCAAAGTATGGGCACTGCTCAACTACGACGGCGATATGAAAGCCGCTAAGCAAGCATTCAAGCGGCTAACTCGTGACAGTCCAGCTCGACTAATTGAAATTGCTACGCGCTTCTCAGGGTACCTTATTGACTGGCAAACTATTTGGACGGAGACACCTCTTGAACCTGATTGGATTTGCGCACCGCTCATTGAACGCGGTAAAGCGATTGTTATCTATTCCAATCCAAAGTGTGGTAAGAGTCTATTACTTCATGAGATATGCGCCGGGCTTACCACTGGGCGATCTGTTTTGGGGAACCCAGGATCGGAACCGGTAAAGGTCCTCTATATAGACGAGGAAAACACGCGTAAGGACGTAGCCGAGAATATGTGGAAATTCGGCTATGGGGGAACTGATTTCAAGAATCTCGCGTACTATTCATTCCCATCACTGGATTTCCTGGACACCGAGGAAGGTGCTCGCCAGCTCTACGCCCTGGCTAAGGTCACCAATGCAGAGCTGGTAATCCTAGATACATTGTCACGAATGGTTCAGGGGGGCACCAATGACCCTGACACATTCACCAGTTTCTATAAATACACAGGTCGATTGCTAAAGGCAGAGGGGGTCGCTATTCTCCGAATGGACCATACGGGTAAGGACCGTAATCGCGGGATGATCGGTGCTAGCACGAAGGCCACTGATGTTGACTATGTGTGGGAATTGGGACAGGTAGAAGGAGGCAGCGGTGATTATCTCCAGCTCACTCGTACCCACGCGAGGCAACCGCACGGAGGGGGAATCGTTATGTTTGAACGTGTCGGCAGCCCCACTCCAGGCGAGGATGACCCAACTGAAGATGTAAATGTACGATTGCGAACGGTGGTCTATGAGTGAGGACCATTAAGCACGAATTAGGTACGGTCTACGTGCCCGGCGAGAATGACTCGCTAGACAAATTGTACAAACTCCGTCAGACCCAAAAAATCTGGGCGGCGGATACGGAAACGACCGGCCTAAGAATGTTCGCTCGGGACCGTTTACGCATTGCTCAAGTCGGTACGAAAAATGAAGCGTGGATCCTTCGACCTGAGTGGCACAAAAAGGCAATCATCGATTTGACAAAGGATGCGTGGTGGCATCACCTCACATTCGACGCACTATTCTTACAGGAGAGTTTAGGTGTACCTTTCGAAGCAACTGCAATTGGGGCAGACGACACTGAAGTGCGTTCTCGGCTATTGGACCCCCGTGGTCCCGAAAAGGGTGGTATTGGACATAAGCTGGAACAAGCCGCTGCCCATTATCTTAAACTTCCGGGTCTTAAGAAAGACGCTCGTTCTCATATTGTCGAGGCATGTCGAAAACTAAAGATCAAAGCCGCTGATATCTGGCGTGATTGTCCCATTGATTTGCATGAATACTTGTTGTACGCCGGGCAAGATGTGTTTCTGACTGCCCGACTGGCAGAGGTCATGATTGAGAAAACAAAGGAGCGCGGGCTACAGAAATTCGTAGACTTCGAACTACCATTCTCTCGACGCATTGCCAAGATGCAAATCAAAGGTATCCGTTTTGATCATGAATGGGCCAACAAGGCAGAGACACATTTCGATGAGCTATTCACTGAGTCCGAGGCTGTGCTACTGAAAAAGTGGGACATCAATCAGACCACTATGTATGCACATACCTCAAAGCAATCCCTGATCAAACGGTTTAAGGAGTTGGGTGTAGGTGAATGGCCTAAGTACACCTCGGGCGGTAAGAAAGGTATCCCGCAAGAGAGTCTTGATAAAGACGTACTCCAATCTTTCGTGGTATCAGGCGGTGCTGAAATATCAGCACTTGCTCGGGCGGTGTTCACTGCTAAACGCAACAAGCATTACGGCGATTACATCCGAGGTATGCGCAATAACTTGGGTAGTGACGGGCGAGTCCATCCGAATACCCGCCCGATGCAAGCCGCTACGGCGCGTATGTCAATCAGCGATCCTCCTTTGCAACAATTACCCCGGGGCGACAAGCTCATCCGAGGGTGTCTTATTGCCGATCCTGGACACGAGATCCTATGTGTGGATTATGCACAGATTGAATTCCGGGTTGGTGCGGCTATCTCGCAGGACCCGGAAATGATCCGCATGATCAAAGCCGGTGAGGACCTACACCATATCGCAGCGTCCTCTATCTATGGACCGGGCTACACCTCCGAGCAACGTAATATATGTAAGGGTATCGGTTTCGGATGGCTCTATATGGGTCGACCCAAGGGTGTGCTCGCCCAGTTAATGGAGAGCTACCCGGAAGACGCACCATCAATCGCCGCCGTGACTAAGGCAATGAAGTCACTCGATAATAAGTTCCCCGTGATGAAGCGGTGGGGGACTCGTGAAATGTATAGGATTAAGAATGGCAGAAGCACCATCATCACTGCTACTGGGCGTCCTCTTATCGTTGACGTTCCATGGGCAGCGGTTAACTATTACGTGCAATCAGCCGCGCGTGACATCTTCGCTACAGGAATTAACAAAGGGCACGCTGCTGGTCTCGGGGACTACATGCGTTTGGTGGTACATGACGAGCTTGTCAATAGCGTACCGAAACGATCCACCAAGAAATTGATGACTGCCTTTCAGAAGGCAATGGAGTGCACATTCAAAGGTGTACCTATCTTGACCGAGGCGGAGGTTAAAGGTGAACGATGGAGTAAGTAAGCGCTACGTAGTTGGCAAGCTAACCATTGCGATTCAACGTGACATACCTATCGGTACCTTGCTCGGACCAAAGGACACCACCGGTGAGTGGCTGGTGGTATTCGATAAGGATGATGAGAACTACCTAGTTGGTTACGCCACCCAAGATGAGGTAAACAGTGCTGTGGCACGAGCTATTGCTGGTGAATGCCATTCTATTGCGGAGACCCGGATTAGGCAAGCTGCGCGGAGTAAGTAAGTGGACCTATTCGCATTAGGTGTGTTGTCAGTTGTTGTAGGCATGGCTATTGGTCTGCTTACCATAGAGTTATTAAGGCGATGGTTGGATCGTAAATGGAAATAGTCCTTTGGGGTATGCTGCTATTAGGTGTGATGACAACAGATATATTCATTGGCTATTACTTAGCTGGATTAGTCCTTTGGTGGCTAACTAAGAGGAGGTAAGTGTACACAGACGGACTTGCATATCTCGAGATCTGTAACAGGTGTGACACGTTAGTGATCCGTGCACACTGTATCGGGTTGAGTGCTCGCGTTTGCCGATGGGCAGTGCCCCATAATGTGGCCTTGACATTCAGCAAAATGGATCGGCTAGTCTGGAATGTTTGGAAGGGTGAGACCCAACTGTGGGTCACGACATGGCATTACCCAACTGACAAACCATCAAGGGGGAGGTTATATCTAGCTCACATTTGTGGGCTCAAAAAAAGGTGAGGGTCAATATGAGGATCGCTTTTTTCGACATTGAAACAACTGACTTGCGTGCACTTATGGGCCGCGTACTATGCTGCTCATTCCTACCCTACAGTCCCGACCCTGATGATCAGTGGGCGCCCTACACATTCAGGGGTGACGCTAGACAGTACAAAGGTCGCAGCGCCATTGATGATTCTAAACTAGTCGATGCGATTCGCAATGAGCTAGAGAAATACAACATGATCGTTGGCTGGAATTCCAAACTGTTCGATGTCCCCTTTGTCAATGCTCGCTTGATGCGCGCACGTAAGCGCCCGTTCTCTGCACAGCTTCACCTAGATCTCATGTGGTATGCCGGAGGGTCCTCTACCCGGGTGGGTAGCCGCAAGCTGGTGAACGTTCAGAAGTACCTCGGAGTGGACGCGGTAAAGACAGACATCTCTTGGGATGATTGGCAACTGGCCGGCATGGGTGACACTGAAGCATTTAACAATGTCGTCGAGCACTGTGAGGCTGATGTTCGGGTACTCGCTGATGTCTATCCTTACCTTATTCCATATGTCAAGAACATCCATAAGTAGGAGCTAAAAAATGAGTATCAACGTAGTCATCGAGGACCTAGTGTTGAATGTGTCCATTCAAAATCTTACCTGGGAAGCTGGACTTCAAGCTATTCGCGCATTAGGTAAAGGTGTCTTGGTAAGTCTAACGACACAAGGGAATGGTTTTGCATTGCGTTTGACAGATGTCAAGTGGACTGACCTAGAGCGTGCAATGTACAGCCTCAATAAGGTAGTGCCCTCTGGCCCTGTCACATTGAAGCCAGTAACTCCCGACACTATTGAGTACCGATGACATTCTTCTACGTCCTACTGCTCTTGCAGTGGGCCTGGCAATGTTACGTAAATGATTGGGGCATGTACCGATGACCGAAGAGCTTGATGTCTGGCGCATCAAAGATGATAACGAGCTAAATGGACTGCGCGATAGGGCAGAGCTACAAAAGCTGCTACTGGAATCGGAGGTCCTAAAGTACAGTATCAATAGGACCAATTATAGTATGCCTGGTAAGCAGACGCTATTAATCACTGATGTTTCAGATTTCACTGCGACCGGTGTTTTGGATACGCTACTGTATCATGAATCCAATACCCCCGGTAAGCCTATTCGCATCAGGCTATTGTCCCCCGGCGGATCAGTGTTCGCAGGCTTCGCTATATACGATGCGGTTAAATCAAGTGCCTCCCGTGGCCATGAGATTGAGGTTACCGGCTATGGGTACACGGCCAGTATGGCTGTGACCATTCTCCAAGCCGGTACAGTCCGACGCCTACGGCCAAATGCATACATGATGATTCACGAGGTCTCGTCAGGGATGCTCGGGAAGTATTCCGAGATGAAAGACGAGGTCGACTTTGTCAATAGGCTAACAAACCGAGTGTGGGATGCACTGGCGGAGAGGTCCACCCTTTCTGCCGCACAAATCAAGCGTAAGTGTGCTCGTAAAGATTGGTGGCTAGACGCGGAGGAGGCCCTAAAGTATGGATTCATTGATGAAATCGCTACGGATTGATGGGCGCTTTGACGCACTAATCCAAGAGATAAAGGCTGAGGCTGCACGCGCTCTGCGTAAGCATGGTTTTACCAACACCCCCGCCTGGCCATCGATGCCTAACAATGATAGATTCGTCATTGTTGCTGAGGAGTTCGGCGAGGTAGCTAGGGCATTGACCTATGACGAGGGGTCCCAAGACGGTTTACGTAAGGAGCTTATTCAATTGGCCACCATGGCTCTGATGTGGGTAGATGGTTTAGACTCTATGTTACACAACAAAAAGGCAATAGTCGAAGCTGTAATCAAGAATGAGTAACCTCCTTCCCTTTCCTCCATACTATATGGGTCCCGAAGAGCCTAAGGACCGCGCTCCACGTGTGGAGTATCAAGGATACATGCATAGAAAAGAGTGCATGCTAATTATGCAACCACCAATTGATCCTGATATGGACACTGGCGATTGGCAAGATTTCTGCACCTGTCCCTATAAGCGTAAGGTGAAAGATGCTTGAGTTAAAGCCTGAGTACACAGGCGAGCAGATTCTAGCAATGATTAAAGAACTACGTGTCGAGCACAAGCTCTGGCAAGATCGCCAGCTCAATGGCTACGTGCGCGCGTGCAAGCTGCTAGGTAAACCAATCAGTCATGGTGTCAACCACCGTGCAACCGTAAAGCGTCGGGCTAAGAACAAGGTAGCTCGCGTATCTAGGAGAGTGAACCGTTGACGTACCTTGAGGGTGCTGCACTAGGAATTGTATTGGGCGCAATAGGAACAGCCATTGTAACTCTATTCATTATCCATCCCTGGCCTATGCTTGCCATTTTATCCTTTGTTATTGTTTTTGGTGGTGCTGGCATGGCCATTGTATGGCTGGGTAGGAAGTATGGCTAAGTTGTCGTACAAAGAAAAGGAACGCTTGGACAAGCGTATGAAATACTTCCTCAACCTATTGAGAATTGAGCGCGTATACAAGGCTGCTGTTAGAGCTGGGTACTACACTTTCCCCGTGCAGCGCATTCTTGATGAAACTATACCGTACGACTTCGGCGATCGTATTGTATTCTTCCTAGCGGATGAGGACGCAAAGAATTCTTACGGCAAATACCAAGTGGTCGATTACAAGAACAATACCGTAACTGCCCGGCGTATTGACACAGTTGAACAGGTGACTATATGAATAATGATCCTAATAAGTATGTAATCGCCACGGTAACGCTGGTCATCGATGGTCAACAGATCAGGGGTGAGCGTGTACTCCCTCGCAATGAACTAAACTCATGGCGAGGTTACGGACCTTGTGATGGGCTAGCCCAGATTTACCGTGTGCTAGCTACCGATGTGATTGAGGATTGGTCGCGGGCCAATGCCCAGAAGGAATAATAGGTATAAGAAGATGTCGCCGGCTGAGTTTCGTTTCTATATGGCGCTTCGCAAAGACAAGCCCATCGAGCCTGCGACCAAACACCAAGGGCGCAAGCACCGTTCTAACAAGACTCGTACTATCACCACAGTGGAGGAATCATGACACTCAAGTTCACACCGCCAAAGGATCTCACGCGCCGCTATGCTATTTACATTCCGAGGCGTAACCGGTTCATTCAGTACCTGACTTTGGGGAATGCCAAGACTGGATTTTATGCTCACGGCTGGGGTAGTGGCAGTGACGCCTGTACTTATGGCCCCGGTAAGATCTTAGAACTAGTGGATGGTGAATGGTACACACTATTTGACATCCCTACCTCCGTGGTACGGGATAAACTACCCTGGCGAAAGGATGTCAAGACGTATTCTTGGCATAAGTCCAGTACCAATAGGGCTGTCCAAATGACCCGGGAAGAATACGCCGATTGGCGCTTGGCTGTATTCCGAGAGCAGAACCCACAGCCTGACTTCTTTGGCCTACGGTAATGACTGACGACGCGGAAGCGTACAAGAAAGAATGGGCCACTAAGTCAGGTAGGGCAGAGAGGGAAATCTACGTGCCCTATGCTCTCGACAATCAACCCCCACCAGAAATGAGTGACCCTGTCTGGTGTGAAACCTGTCAAGAATACCATGACTATAACGACTGGTACTAAGGGCACCAAGTGCACGAGCAAGTGCAGGGCACCCTCTGAAGCTCAGGCGCATTGCTCGATATGTCACGAGACCTTTGCGAGTGTCTCTCTATTCGATGAGCATCACCGCGACTTCAAGATTGTGGGTCGTAATCAGAGTTACCGAGGCACTTGTCTAAAGCCAAAGGTTCTCAAGCTGGTCAAAGTCTACGACGTATGGGACACGAAAGCTCATGCCAGCGTAGTTCGCAGGAGGGTCGAGGCCATGCACAAGGCGCGATCCGAGGGGTCTGTGTAAGCCACAGGCTTTAGATCTTTGGAGGTTGGTAGGTTGGTGTACCCCAGCGACAGTGACAAGCCCTGCCAGGTCTGTCACGAGGCACCAAGAATGCAGAGACTAGGTATCCATTTCATGGTGTGTCAGGAGTGTTTTGATTCCCAAGCGTATTACGACAGCTTGACACCTGATGAACGACGCGAGGAAGAGGAATCGATTGCAAGGTATGTAGATGAGACCAGCGGGGGTGTCTAAGTACGTGGATCGACCCAATATTGATACAACACTTATGACAATTGCCATCCTCTTTGGTGATCGCTCGACATGCTCACGGAAACAGGTTGGTGCAGTAATCGCAAGAGACAGTAGGGTAATAAGCTCTGGCTATAACGGTGCTCCCGCCGGAATGCCCCATTGTGACCATAGCCGTGACCATGAGATCATTCCAATGTCCTATACTGACGAGTATATACTCAAGATTGAAGGATGTAAGGTCGCTGTCCACGCGGAGGTTAATGCTATTGCCTTTGCCGCTCGTTATGGTCTGCGTACCGAGGGATGCACGCTATACACCACGCTCTCTCCCTGTGTGAGCTGTGCTCAGTTGATTATCAACGCGGGAATTACCCGCGTAGTATGGAACGAGATCTATCGGGATACGACGGGGGCAGAGTTACTAAAGAAGGCTGGAGCAACAATTGATAGGATAAGCTAAATACAAAGAAGCCCCCTCACTCTCACCCGTGGCTCATGGCCATTGGGATTGAGTGAGGGGGCTTCTTTTTTTATGCCCCCAGCGAGGGGGCGGACACTGAGGGCAAGGTTTCTATTCCTGGGAGTCGCCAGCCGAACCGTCCACGTTGCCAGTGGGGGTTACCCGGGCACGTAAGCTTTCGACGGTCGGTACGGCTAGGAGAGCGGCGCCTAATGCCAGGAACAAAGGTACGGCGGCCGTGGTCACAACTCCGTAGAATACTAGAACCGCGAGCACCGCCCCGACAATACCATATAGGTATAACCGGACGGGCTCATTCTGTAACCAAGATACCCAACTCATCTTAAACCACCGGTGGCTTTAACAGGGCCTCGATAGCTTCGAGCTTGGTATTGACCCTATCCAGCTTGAGATTCAACTCATAGAACTGACGAACTAGCCAGTTAATTGGAATGCCGCCGGCCATAGTCTGATTCGGTTCGGGTCGCTTACCCTTCTCAAGCACATAATCTACGCGCTCAGCATGGTCCACGTTACTTGCCTCCTTAGGTGGTGATGGTTGAGACGGAGCAGCCGAACCGCCAATCATCGTGGCAAAGTCCGCTTCCGTTCCCCTGAATGCATTAGCGTCACACGTCGACTGCCCACCAATGATTGCCCGCGATCCGTATTGCCAGATTCTCGGCATCCGGCCAGAGTAGGTAACCCAACCTGCGCCTGTGTCACCCGGATAGAGTGGCTTGAAATGCGCAGCGGGGTTATTGCCATAGTTGGCATTCCAAAGGACCCGGCCAGTATTGGGTATAGAATTGCCATACTGTCCGCGCGACGCATAAAGGATAGCCTTTTTACCGGTACGTCGTTCCAGCTCAGCAGCTACTGCCTCACCTAAGATGGGTGACACAGCATCATACGGCCACTTCTCCAAGTCGACCTGATGAAACCACCCGGGGTAGGTCCGCCACCACGGCACCTGCTGATCTAGGAATGCTAGACAGGTAGTGACCTGGGTAGCCGGTGGCACATTACTACGCACCACAATATAGTGACCAATGAATGGAATACCCACCGCCTTGGCAGCATTCAACTGAAGTCCCATGCGAGTATGTTTGAATACGTTACCCGATGACTGCTCAGTTGACTTGTGAGTCAGGAACTTAATTCCCTCGTTCTTAGCATTCTGAATGTGGGCCGGTCGGGCGCCTCGATCGTAATCAAAGTCGCTCATATCCCAACCAAAGATGGTCATTAGTGAACCTCCAATGCATCGGCTCGCTGTGACACATTCGCCAGTCGACCTTGTACCTTGGCCAATTCCCTTACCAGCCAGTTAATAGGCACACCACCAATGGTTTGATTAGGCTCAGGCCGATTACCGGTCTCAAGGATGTGGTCCACTCTGGCCATATCACCAGCCACCACCACAGGGGTATTCCGCAGTAGCCGATCCAAGGTGCCCTCGTCCATAGCAAGATGGACATGGTTGACATGATCTGCCTTGGTGCCAGCATCGAAATCTCGCCAGACACCATGCTGAATATACCAACCCCGATCGGGACTGGTGTGGATCAGTTCGGCCAGGTCAACGCGGTAATTGTTGTACAACCATTCCGCAAAGGCTCGCATCTTCTGCTGACCAACAGCAATGCCGTACTTGTCATAAGCACCAACATCAATGGCAGCCGTAGGATACCCACGATACGACAGGCCACCGTGGTGAGACCCGGGGCCAGCGCGATAGCCACTAGTTATATATAACTCTTCTGAATGGGGATACCTATCCGCGAAAGCCTTTAGCTTAAGGCCAACAGGACCTAGTGTCGCCCCATACCTAACTTCAATAGCCACTTTAGTCCTTTCCTTAGGCGCCGCTTAGTCCTTTCACAACCCTCTCCCCATCACTGGTATCGCCGACTTTCCTACGCCAGATATCTTGTGAATGCAGCGCAGGTGTACTGCCCTGAGGGTCGGGGTTTCTGATGATAACAGTTATTACCCCGTTCTCACTATCGGGATCGAGAGTTACGAATGGTTGATTGGGCTCGACATAGTCCATGCTGATGCGGTGCCTAATAGGTGCACCTTCTAAGCCTTCCGAATTCTTAGTTGTCAATTGAACGACGTAGGACTTGTTGTCCACTAAGAAATAGCCAGGAACATAGGCCCTATCAGCCGACCCCACTAGCCATTGACTATCGTAAACAGTCAGACCATCGGAATCATCGATGATGGTAATTCGGTATTGTGACTGTGAGGTATTGGTCCACGTTACTTCGATACTGCTAAGTACATGTACCTGCGCTGCTGTTGCAGCGTCAGCAGTCAACTCAAGCACCTTCATTCCGGTACTTGACGCGGGCTGTGTCAACGACATACGTATACCATCTACAGCGGCCAGGGTAGTGCGCTCACTGTCGGAAACAACTCCGACCAGTTCCCATCGCATTGCACCCTGTGTCAAAATCACTCTAGCTAGGTGACCATCCAACGCAATAACCATAGTCATGGCTGTCGTGGTACCCGTAGGCATACCAACAAGTTCAACGGTACCAAGGACCGTGGTTGCACCGTTAGTAATCTTTGCCAACTCCATTGTCTTGACACCGGCCGGAGTGATCGCGATGGTTGCCCTGATAACTTGTCCACCACCTGTAGTGGTGTACTTGGCTGCGACATAAACGGTACGGTCATTACCAGATGGTGACGTGGTATCCAATTCAAAGGGTAGGGTAACCCGACAGTCACCAGTCCCGTTGATATCTAGGTCAGCTACATGAGGCGTACCAATTACCGTCGGGTTGGCTGTGGCCTTCGTACCGTCACATGTCCACCCGTTAGCTACCCAGTTTGCACCGGGACTGGTAGGTGATGGTGTGCTTGCGTTCAAGGCACCGGATCTAGTGAACTGATCCAATGCTTTAGTAATATAGGTTTCCGGGGGATAGGTCATAACCACAGTGCTATTCACAGATGGAACTACAACAGCGGCAGAGCTATAAACACCACTGGTCAAGCTCCCCGAATCCCAGATTTTTACCTTGTACGTATGGTTAGCATCCCCATCCGTACCCCACGCCGCCGGTAAGGTAACACCCTGCGTGGCCGTGCTATTCTGTTGCTCGGTAGCTTGCCACGTGCTATCGCTAGCTCGCCAGTAGGACAGAGACCCGGCACCAATTTGCCTGCTCAATGCATACGCGCTCTGCGTCTCCAGCTCATTGAGATCTGTGAAATCCCAGGTGAAACTAAGAGGCAGCCCTACATCAGCCGTGCTGAATTCCGCGGGCGTTAGGAAAAACGGGGTACCTGGTGTTACCTGCTGCGCTATCTGCGTGTGCGTCTGGACATTGCTGGCGTGATCAGAGTAGATATCATACTTGGCTGTCCAGTGTGCACTAGCCCTGATTCCCCAGTTATTACCAGCGGAGTCCTCGGTAGTCGATACAGCTAACGTCCACGTTCCCCATACTGCACCGGAGTTTGTAAAATCTATGTAGTAAATATTGGTGTTGGACGTTCCAACGGCGAAGATCTTGAAATCACACCCCCCTGCCTTAGGGAGGAATGCAATTGCACAGGTCTTGACTACACCGGCCGGATGAGCAGTTGGCGTAGTCCTAATAGTGGTCGATGTGTTGGCCGAGTTACGCTCATAGACAGTAACAGCAGTGTCATTGGGAATAGGCACAGAGAATACACCCGGTGCCCAGCGTCCGCCGACAGCTTCCTGTGCCGCGACACCCGTAGCCAGGGTAACTGTGGATGGGCTGAGTAACCATCTACCAATGTACTTAATCTTTGTCAGCCGGATGGTAGTTCGGCCCCACGCTAGCCACATATTCCACGTACTACTGCTGTGACCGTTGCCGATATGTTCAAGCTCCAATATCGGTCTGATCGTCCCACTGCCAGTGTGTAACCATACGCTGCTACCTTGGAAATTTGCTTTAGTGGCAGTGAATGTCCACGTTGCACCTAGGTCAATATTCACACTGCACAATTCGACTCCGTGCAGAGATCCGGACACTCGACCGAACGCAATGAATGCCTTAAATCTATGCGGGGCAAAACGCATTACAACTAGGCTCATCCCACCCGTAGTAGATCCGGGGGTACCCCCGTCAGCTAGGTTGCTTACCACAACCTCAGGGCCTGCCGTATATGAGGTGTCACTGTTCTTAGTGAACCTAATATAACAGACCTTGTCCCGACCACCCTCATTAACACGGTAGGCCAAGTGCAGGTAGATCAACGAATCAGTGATCAGGTTTGACCACTCCTGTAACCCGGTCCGGGTAAAGGTGAACGTCGAGCTGGACCACGTTGACCCTTGATTGTTACTGTAATACAGGGTGAGTGTAGTAGACCCAGTCTTGACGAACATATACATAGGCCCACCCGAGAACTGATCGAGGTGCGCTTGACCGGGATACTTGAATACGCTAGCTTGTGTGGAGTTAGCAATAGTGGACAAGGTCTAACTCCCTTCAGCTATGGCGTAGGTGTAAATGCCTGTGTATACCTCATGAGTTTCTGAGCCTCACCCAATATGGCAATGTTCGGTCGACCATCTAAGAAGTCAATCAGGTTCTGAAAAAGTGCATCAGCCTCAGCGTCAGTACCATTAGGTACTTGCAATGTGATATTGAAGATCAGAACATCGTTGAGTTTGAATTCCGCTACTCGCGAGATAACATTGTGCTGTACCGGTGTTGCGGCTGGCATTGACTTACCCCCTTATTGCGTTAGCCCATCCCATTGCACTCTGAAATCACTCTCCAAAACAGTGCAAGTGAATGACGAGACTTGGAAAGTTACCTCATACACGCGAGTCCTCAAAGGAAACAACGTCCGTCTATAGTAGATTGTTTGCCGGGCATTCACACCCTGCAATTCACCCGTACCACCCAGGATCGTTTGTGTCCAGAATGTATTACCGTCTTCCTTGATTCTGACTGTGGTATCACGGTTATCACCATTCATACCATGTACTGCGTGATACGTTAAAAGTACACGCTCCCCTGGCTTAGCCGGATAGGTCAGAGTGGTAACAGGGTCCTCGGTAGTTGTACCGGTGGCCTGGTCTATATACTCATAGAGATTGGGTCGCTCGCCATACGATGAGGTAACTACAAAGTCCTTACCTACACGGCTGATGATAACCCGGTTACCCTCTCGCAGATCAAGTCCACCAACAGCCCGCATAGGCACTGCCAATCCCGAGCCATCCATCTTTACGGCCAACGGGGAAACCTCAACGATGGTGCCAGCATAAAGTGCATCGCTGGTAGTCGCTTCTATTCTTTGGTCAACCGCGTCTAAGACACCTTCGATGAACGTCATTACACATTCCTCCAAGTATGTCCCATGTCCCCACCATCTAGTGGCAGCTCCCAGGCATAACCCAAAACCTCGACCGGCTGAGTCAGTGCGTTATCGTTCAAGGTTAATCTATCAAAGTGCCAGTGCAAAGGGTTAGGAACAGTTTTCAACGAGTATGTGGTCGCGACATCCTTGTCCGCTGCAATGGTGACCCTGGCCTGTTCTTCCAAAGATGCCTGATCAGCTGCCTCTACCTGAATGGTCTTAGTAATGACTCGACCCCCACGCGCAGCCACACTAGTTGGCCCATCAAAATCATTGATGTATGTGAAGATACCATTACCCTCTTCTGGTGTCTCATCAGCGAGGTTGTTATTCCGTACAGCTACCCAGCGATTAGGTGCTTCGTAAAAATCGAAAGTGACCGAACGATCGGGGGAGATATTACCTCTAATCGAGTCAGTGTCATAGGTCCACTCACTGGCCCTATTAACAGGTGCAATATATGGCTGCACTCTGAGTGCACCATTCCAGTCAGACCATATACCTTGATAGTTGATAGCTGCCAACAGATCATTGACCACTGTCAACCAAGTAATCTGATCCTGCATAGGCCAGATTCTATCAGCCGGTAGGACTGATGTAATCTTCTGAGGGTCAATGATATATGAGGTAAACCCCTGGTCAATCAGGATAGCCTCGACGGCCGCCAGGTAACCCGTACCTGTCGCCTCAAAATGTGCATCGCCCACGGGGGTAGCCAACCTGTGCAGGATATCTACGCCCTTTACCTCGTACGTGATTGGTATCCTAGAGAGATCTCTAGTAGGAGCATTGGTATAGTACGCACCGAGGTTGAACCGGGCACTATCGCCATCCGCCGAGATAACCATATACGGTCGAATGATTGCTTGTCCCCAGTCCAACTCCTCAGTGAGTGTAATGCTCAATTCAGCATGAATATTGGCAAAGCTCTGCCGTCGGACAGATCCACCTTGCCGTTCAACAAACTCACTAATATCGTGGATAACCAATAGACTCTGATCTAATAGTTCACAGCCCAAATCCACATGGATCGATGAAGCATCAGTAAGTAGTCGCTGAATAGTTTCAGTAGTCAGATTCTCTCGGGGGGAGGTAAGCAACCCTTGCAAGGTTTAACCCCCTTCCACAAAAGTCACCTCTTCTAGTGAGATGGTACAGTTATATTCATCAGGTTCTCTATCGGGCTCTTCCCACGGGACACTGAAATAGACACCGAAGAACTTGTTACCCCGGTTGTCCCTTACACATACCGTCTGGCCAACCCACTCTTCGAGTTTGCGCAACTGGGCAAAGGAAATACGTACCAAGGTGAATACGTATTTCCCCTGCAATCCCACAGTTGTTACTGCTCGCTGCCGGCCACCGGCATATTGGCGTACATCACCTTCACTAGATCTGTTAGCTGTTCTGCTATTACTCTGTGCGGCTACTGATTCACCAGTCTCTGCCAGATTGATCCACAACTTAGTCAGCGTAATAAGAGCCATTAGCGCCGCCTCCCTGTGGATTTGATCTGTGCACCAACTGAATTGATTTCAGCACCTACTTGCCCGCCGACATTTTCAACAGCGTTGGTATTCTTCTTAGCTTCACCGAGCAGCTCAGACAGCTTATTACTAATATTAATAAGGAGAGTGGCCACAGCCGTTTCCTCATCATGGGTACGAACAAACTCGGTCTTACCCGAGCCGTTATATCCCCACATACCGTCAGGCCAGGCACCACCCTTATCGAACACACCGATACTAGGCTGTACCGCACCACCCCGCTTGAATCCATTGGGATCATACCCAGGATCAAAGCCTCGGATAATAGATACAGCTTCGCCGCGCCTTTGCTGGTACCTCTGGGGGAATGCAGAAATCTGCACAGCCTGAGCCAAGGATCCGGCATTACCATAGCGACCCTCGATCGCTTGGGCACGACGTACGAAGCTGGCCGTAGCGTACGGGACATTCATAATCTGTTGAGGCGTACCCCAACCCGCCGATGGACGTTGCTGCAAGAAACCCAGCGAGTCACGATCACCGAAGTTCAGATTACGCATACCACTTTCAACTAAGCCGGCTTCGAACAGAGCCAACATGACCTTACGTGATGCATTCATGGCCTTAGCCTGATTGTATGCATCCCTGGCTACGTCGCCACTAGCACCGACAACTACACCACCAGACCTAGAATCAAAGAGACTCTTGAGCGCATTAATTGGTAGCATACCCACTCCCTTGATTGCCTGTGAAGCCACAGACGCATCCTTGGGGAGGAAGTTAGTTGCCGCATTCAATGCCTTATCGAATAGTTTCTTTATTAACTTACCGGCTGGGCTGAGTAGCCAAGACAGTAAGCCACCTCCGCCACCCGGGCTCGCACCGATAGGGATAGGTCCACCCATCATCTCGGTCAAACCCACTTGCTCAGCGGCAAAGTGAAGGTGGTTACGGTGCTCATTTACAACTGGCCCGGTCATAGTAACCCGGCGACCACGTGTTACGTAGTAGCCACCACGACCGGTAGTGTGGATAAGCTCCAAAATGGACGCTGCCGATGCGAGCAACCTACTAGCCACAGCATCCTGATTGAAACCACTGAAGTCAGCAGCCAACCCGGAACCGTGCCATAATGGATCGCCTGGCCGATAACCAGACGACATCGGACCGGTACCACCATACTTACGGTAAACCGCATTGATGGCTGGAACCATTCCCATGTCTCGACCCATACCGGGGCGTACACCACCACCGATACTGAAGCCTGGCATGTCGCCAACTCCAGAGGCTCGCCCAGAAATAGCACCGCTTCTGATCATAGAACGAATGTTGTACATACCCTGTTGCCCGCCTACCTGGCGAACTTCATTAGCAGTTACGACATGTTCCCCAGCGGAAAGCTTGAAATACTCTGGGCCCTTGTTCGGAGTGAACATTCGCGCCCACACACTGTCAGAAGTACCATTACCCGGGCCGTAGACAGCACCACCCTGAGCGAATCCAACAGGCCCACCACCGGCCAACGGCGTAATGTGTGGGATCTTCAAACCCGGTGGGATCTTGTTAACCGCATCGACGACCTTATTCAATAGGCCAATGAAGTCATTCAATAGATTCTTAGCTCCGCCGACCATAGCACTTAGTGCATTGAGAACAGACACCCGGACCCTATTAATCCACTCATTGATTTGATTGAACATTGCCACCCATGCATTAGGTACAGTCTGCGTTACCCACTTAATCATGGGAGCGAAAATCACATCGCGGATGAATCCCCAAGCGGCAGAAACAGCAGAAACTACCCTACTCATTGTCTGACCAATGAAGTTGTCAAAAACTCTCCAAGCCGTCGTCAACGGCCCAGCAATGAAGTTAATCATGGCCTGGAGTATAGATCTAATAAAATTAGATGCTGCCTGTATAGCAACACTAACAGCGTGCCATACAGCTTCAGCCACTGATTGGAAAAATCTCCAAGTCGGTGCCATGACATTGTGGATATAGAAGAACATCAAATCCCACTGGCTCTTGATAAAGACCCATGCGGCACCGATAATTCCTCTAATAGCTGCCCAAGCTACTGCAAACACAGCCTGCCATAGCCACATCATGGTATTACCCAATAACTGCAAGGCAAGAGTCTGCGCGCTCCAAATAGCTTGCATGATACCCCAGGCAAACGACACAATGCTAGCAATGGTTCGCCATGCCGGTACAAATATGGTATTGACAACCCACGACATGGTGTTACCCACTACTTGCAGTGCAGCATGAAGAGCACCAAGGATAGGACTGATGATAGACCAGGCAAACGCTATGGCTCCCCTGATAGCATTCCACGCAGGGAGCATGACATTTTGCCATAGCCAGTTGGTTAAGTCACCACTCTTTTGAGTACCCGTATTCATACCACTGAACACAGCACCAATAATATTCCAAGCTGCTTGGGCAGCACTCTTAATACCGTTCCAAGCAGGCACCATAACAGTTTGCCATAGCCACAACATAGCCGCGCCTACAGCTTGAGTAGCTAGTCTAATACCATCCCAAACTGCATTTAGCGTACGAGCACTGAGTGTTACGGATAGAATAGCCATGTACACAGAGCCCATCATCATGGATCCTAGTGCACCAAACACAACCCTTAACATATCACCAGTGATGCCGATCTCACGCAATGCCGCCCCCATCTCGACCAACGCAGGGCGAAGGGTAGCCCAGTTGGCACTTAGAGATGCCAGTAATTCTCCGGACATACGGATTAGTAGACCGACCAACCTAATCAGATCAGACATGGCTAGTCTGGCACCCTCTACAGCCTCAGGGCTACTTAGCTTACTAAAGAAATAGGATATTGAATCACCAAGACCGGGGAGCGCCGCAGCTAGTGCGTCAATAATAGGTCTAGATGCTATTACAGCCTGTGTCAATCCCGGCATAGAATTTTCAGCTAGCTTGGCTATACCATTGGCCAATGCACCTATGGTAGGTAGCACTGCCTTAAACATTTCCTCAATTCTAGGCATCACACGAGTAGCAGTCAGTGCAAACCTATCAAGGGCACTGGCAATCAAAGGAGCCAATGGCTTAGCAGCTTCTTTCAAAGGCCCTATTACACGGTCCTTTAGTCGTTGCCCAGCCGCAATAACTCTAGGGTCATCAGCTACTAAAGCAATACCTCCGGCAAGTACAGCGATGTTCAACCCACCGAGGATGGCGGCGGTAATAGCTGCACCCAAGAACACAGTACCAGCGATAATACCGTTACCAATGCTGGCAACTATTACAGATACAGCAGCCACACTAATAGGTGTAGACAATGCAGCAGTAATTGATCTAGATATACCATGTGCAACAAACTCAAAAAGCGAGGCACCGAAGGCAGGGTCCGGTACGAACGCTCGGGCCAACCCTGACTTAATCTTTGCCCCTAAGGTCTCAGTATCTACGTCAGCCTTAACCTCAAAGGCCATAGACTTCTTAAGCCGCTCAATCTCCGCGAGCGCCTTGACACTATCAATTCTAATGGTAGCGTTGGGAGGGTTGGTAGCAAGCTCGCGCAGCTCAGCCTCAACACGGTCAATCTCTCGCAGAGCATCTGACACATCAGCGTCTAAATCAATAGGTGCAACATTCAACCTGGCTAGCCGTTCGTTAAATGCATTAGCTGCCTTGTCTCCCGCATCCGCGCCAGCCTGTTGTCCAGCTACTCCAAGAACATCAAACATACCCTTAGATGCTTTGATTACTTCCTTGGAGAATTCCTTTGCGAATGCATCACCCGCCTGATCACCAGACTCTGACCCCATTGCACGAGACTCTACAATTAGCTTGGAACCTTCCGCGCGTAGGCTGATGAATGCCTCTGCGAGAGTAGCCATATCTCAACCTACCCCCTCCCCTAGCTTAATTGCCGGCGCCTCAACGCGGTACGCAGATACTTTTTCTTAAGCTCTTGGAACATACCGTAATTGAATAACTTCCTAGCAGCCTCGGTAGATACCCTGATTTCACCAATGCCAGATTTCTTCACCAGGATCTTAGAAATCAAAAGACCGGTACGCCTTGGGGCTAGGGGTACAGCCTCTAGTCTGAGTTGCACACCCTGCCTATATACCTCTTGGCTAACCTCTCGACTATTCAGTAATTCCTCTACCTCGTCAAGGTTTACATTGACTTCTGACATCTAATACCTCCGTAGGGTTGAAACCTACGCTCATAATACGGAGAGCATAGGGCGCATTACTTCCTATACTCTCCCATACCAAAGGCTTCCATCAATGTTCGAACCTTACTGGACCTCTCCGGAGCCTTAGATTCTTCTAGTGGGCTATCCAGCCATTGATTGTATTCGTATATCTTATCGTCAATGTCGACAAGCTCCACCTCTACACCCTGAGATTTCGCTATTGCAGTCAACAGCCGTTCTGTCTGTGCACGCTGCTCTACAGTGCTCAAGCGAATGACATAGATGAGCGAGATTAGTTGCCTGAGGTTGAGCGACCTGAACGTGCCTCGATACGTAGCATCAAAGCCCTTTGCAGATCCTCCCGCCCCTCCAAAAGCTTGAATGCCTCCTCCTCCGAAGGCGTATAAGATCCTACCTTCAAGTTCGAGTCTGTGCTCGAATCCCCATGCGCCGAGTCTCGCGACTCTTTCGTAGGGACCCCCGTCACCGCCGCCATTAGATCTTGAGACAGTTTCATTAAGTCATCAAGCTGTTGGCGGTGCTTCTTAGACAGAGCCCAAAACGTATCGAAGTCATCCTCATGGATAAGGCTACGTAGGTAATCCTTAATGGCAATAATAGCCTTGATATTAGCCTTAGCCGTAGCCTCATCATCACCTTGCTTATACTCTACACTAGCAGCAACCTCCATAAAGTCCATATAGTCGAGCGAAGATGCCTCAGGGTTAATCCTAATAGGCGTACCGAAATATTGAAAAGTCTCTTCCTCGTCTGCCTCATGCGAAGTACCAAAAATACCTAGATCCTTAGCCAAGTTTGTTGCCCCCTTAAACTGCTAACTACGCGCGGCCATCGCCAGCGGTCCAAATTTCGAACGGCTGACCAGCGGCGGGAATTTCGAAGTTGAACGTACACGGGATGACGGCAAGCGCCGGAGCCTTCTTAAACGCCATCTTGACCTCACCACCCTGGAGAGCCTGATAAACAACAATGCGTACAGTATTGTCAAGCGATTCCCAACCAACCATCAATCGCTCTTCCTGACCAGGGGAGGGAAGGGTGTACTTATTGAGCTGTGTTAGACCAGTACCAGAGACCACCGTACGGGTACCACCATTAAAAGCAGCCTCTACACGAGCTAGAGTCCAATCAGCCAAGTTAAAGGCAAACGTACCGGATCGCTCCGTAGTGGAATACTTAATAGGATCGAAGAATTCCGCCACCATAGTAGGCTCCACCTTGGTGGAATAACTAAACTCGGAACCATCCTCGGTAGCACCGGCGGAACCCCAGGCAACCGGCCACGCATCGGTGAATACACCACCAGCCACAGTATTGACAGGTAGCGAACTACCCGGCTGGGCAAAGAACAAATAGCCCGGATCCTGGAGGATCGTAGGGCGTGCAACAGAAGGCATTATCTAGCCACCTTTCTTCTTTTGTGCCCGTTTGTTGGGCTAATCGAACAGCATGACGATTCTGACAACCGCCGACATAATGGCACCTCGGCCAGAGTTTGCGTCCATACCCTCTTCAAACTTTAAGGGCACTACCTTGACCATTGACACACCCTGTATCCCCAGAGACTTACTCTGTGAAAACAGATCCTTTAAACTTAGATACATCTCTTTGACGCGGGCATTAGCCTGAGCTTGATTGTCCGCCGGCCAGTGCGACTCAATGAATACGGAGATATCAAAGGCTTCCCCATCGGGGTAACCCTCATACGGTACTACTCGCACAATCTCATTACCTAAGACCCATTTTATATCACTAAACCAGATCAGTTCTTTAGGTAACCTATCCGTGTAAACCGAATCCCAAATTGCATCATCCTGATTCAATCTAGCGAACTGTGGCGCAGCTCTAGTGCGTTCTACCAATGCATCTTTTACTTCAAACGCAATGGTCACCCCACACCCCCTCTGGTGAGCTGGTGTTTATCAAGCACCACATCAATATCAGGGTCACCTACCCACGATCCACCGCGACCTGGAGTAGCCAAACTGAATGTTCCAAGCTCCGTCTGTTGCGTAGTTGCACGTCGATCAATACGTCCAGAGTCATCGATCAGCATATTACGAGCACGTTTGAGCGCGGCCCTTCTGATACGTACCGGTGGACTATTAGCCCCGTATTCATATTCGAGCACGATATTAGGGACAGATGATGCCGGCCAGACAAGCCCAGCCTTGAGCACCAAGATAAATGCATCATCGTCATCCGTAACTAAAAAGCCATCCTCCACCCAAGAGCTCTGGTCAACGTCATTTACCAATAAGGTAAGCGCTATTCGGGGCTCGGGCTTGCTCAAAACCAAGGGGTAATTAGTACCATTGCCCTGGAACAACTGACGATTAAAGCGTGGACGAAACGCACGACCACAGATATCTTCAAACTCCCTTTCAACCTCTTCTCTGACTTCGATTAGCTCTGAGTCAGGGAACCTGGTGGTATTCTCCAGTCCCGGTTTTGCGCGCAAGGCGGGGATGTCGAAGATAAACCCTCCAACAATCTCGATGAGATCATCAGCCATTACAGGGACACCATCCTTGATACCTTCGGCCAACACAGTAAGCTCATTGAGCAAAGCCTGTGGGGCTACAGGCCAGGTATATATCCCCACGCCCGTATGAGTAGCTGTACCAGAGGTCAGTAAGCTACCATCCGCTTTGTTAACTGTCACACTACACGTACCATCTAAGTCGAATGGAATACCCTGAGCATCAGTAAAGGTAATCTGAATGGTCGCAGGTGTATTCCTAAGTATGCTGCGCGGAAGAATCTGCGCCATCATTCACCCCTTTCAATTAAGATACCCAAGCGGACCACACCACCGTGCCGTTGATACCGTGCACTAGCACTCGATATTCGTAGTCCACACCAGAAGCTGGAGTGTAATCGTCATAGAACGCGAGAGATTGAACCACACCAACTGTCATCACACCCTGCGCAGACAGATTTGCAGCATTAGTTAGTGGCTTTGCCACCATATTTGACTGGGCAGAGATTGCCGATGATGCATTGGGCCCTGTCCTACCAATGACGGTAAGCCCGGACTGGGCACTAAGCGCAGCCTGCCCAGCGATTCTAAGTGGCCAGAATGATGCGGAAATACCAAGCCGTGTGCTCGCCGTGGGACAATCCATTGAGTCCACACCAGAGGCGCCAGGACCCCGGCGCTCTTCGAAACACGAACCGCTGGACGAGGGGGTTGCTACCTCGATAACCTCAAGGAATCCAGCGGGAGGGTTCCATGAACCTGTAGCAGAAACCGTACCACAACAAATAAGCAAAGACTCAGGTGCGGGCAGGTCAATTGAATGGGTCTCTATCTCCGACCCAGTTAAACCAGACTCATACTCGATGGAATCATGTAATGGATCAAATGGGTCAACGCCTCGGAAAATGAATACCCGGGCAGCCATACTGGCACCATTGGCAGTAAAAGTATAGCTACCAGGCTCGGAGCCTCCGGCTATCTTAAATACCAGAGCGTTGCGATAACCGTTTCTAGAATTCTGTTGAACAATGGTCCAACCACTAGGCACACTGTCTAACGATGTTGGGCCACCTACCCAGATGACGTGAGAAAGTAGAAGGTCACCAGTAGTAGTACCAGACGGTTTACCCGGAGAAATAGTGTCGTCGCCACTGCCTAGGGTACCAACGCCTTGCCCGGTAATAGCCACGTTTATACCCCCTTAGTTGGTGCGAACACGAGACACACCAGTTAATCCCCCAGGGGGGTTGTCTCCCGAGAGTTTCGCGAATCGTCGCCTCACTGGCCTTAGCACAAACATCTTACTAATCGCTGAAAGTGAAGCACTGAAGAATACATCACCGGTGACCCGGCCAATAGCAAGTAGTGAAGACTCACCCTGCAATTGACTAGTACTAATTACACGAACATCAGCAAGCACGGTCAATGAGGTCTGAGAACTTAGCTGAGCTAATCCGATAACCGAAACAGTACCAAGTGCAATTAGACTGCTTTGTCCAGAAAGGGCACTCGTCCCAAAGGAACTTACTACAGCCTGAGCTGTTAGTGTGCTCTCCGTAGATAGTGCTGCTCTAGCTCCGCCGAGCGTAGCCGCACACGTAAGGGATGACTGCCCATCCAATGGAGCGACAGCAAAGACCTTTACGCGTGCTGCGACAATAAGTGAGCTATCGGCGGCAAGGTTAGCTTGGCTAAGGACCTTGACCACGCTGGTCGATATCAACGATGATTGTGCACTGAGCGCACTTAAAGCAGAGGGACCACGCCGACCAACGGTAATTGCAGAAGACTCAGCGACCAATGCCGATTGAGCGAAGCTATGAACTGTCGCAGCTAACGTCAAAGAAGTCTCAGAGCTTAGCGGTGCCGAACCTGGTACCTTGACATTACCAATAGCCACTAGGCTAGACTCAGAGGTCAGTGCTGCGGAGGCTTCCTTACGGACAGCACCGGCAGCAATCAATAAGCTTTCCGAGGATAAAGCACTAACAGCAAAGGTCTGAACCTTTGAAGTAGATACCAAGCTCGATTGGCTACTCAGTGCTGAGGCTGCAAATACCGTATCCTTGGCAGTGACAATTAGCGAAGACTCACTCACCAGTGCAGCGGCACCGAGCTTAACTGGAATACCAGTGGCAGTTAATGAACTGTCCGCCGCAAGCGCAGCACTACCCTCGACGACAGTTGCGGTAACCTCTCGTACCCGAATGAATAACTCAGGGCCAGCAACGTTGGTAGCAGTGGCCGGGACAGTGGCTGTGTGTGTTGGTGCTGCCGTACCACTGCCAGCGGTACAAGACTGTGGGGCACCACGTACAGCCATATCATTACCTAGAGTGGTTTCATTATATGGCGTATTGCTCAGGTCGAATGATAAAGTACAACCGGTAAGCGTTTGAGATTCAGAGGTCCAAGCCCCCGAAGTCGCATCAGTGGGAATAGCACAAGCTGTCAGGAGCTTGTCACCCGAGGCCATTTGAATGGTCTGACCGGCGGTCACAGACCAGCTCGACCCGGCCGAGTCATCCGAACCATTGGCTACGGCAATGCTATAGACACCACTCGTTGCCCTACATTGGTAGATAAACCCACCGGCAACACTGGGCGAGTTACCAACCGTAACGTCTAGAGTCCCGGATTCGCTACCCGTGGCAACCTTATAGAAGACTTTGATTTTCAACGGCCCGGTATCAACACCAACCGCGCCAGTACCACCGGTCTTTTCTCCGTTTGTCGGATCAGTCCATCCGCCGGGAGTTGTAATAGTAGATGTATCAGGCTTTACCGCTACTATAGCAATAAGTATGTCCCCGGCCGATACAGTAGGGTAAGGAATAGCAAGGGGGGAGGGAGTGGCATCGAAAACTGGGGTACCAACAGGGCCAATGTATGTTAGCGACATACCCTCTCCCCCCAACTACTAGCTAATCGTCAAATCAAGCTCTCCAGCCAAAACGGTAAACGTGTCACCGGAGTTGGTTACCTTGCTCGCGGTCAGCGCGCCATGCCAGAGACGGACTGGGGTACCAGCACTATCCCAAATAGCAACGTGCGTAACCGTAGCGGCAGGCATATTAGTAAAGTTGACATCAGCCGTGTTAGCCGTAGCACCACCAGACGCAGCAGAAAACGCTATATTCTGTCGGGCATAAGAACCACCGGTCACCTCGGTACCCGTCGCGGAATCAGAAGGGGCCGATGTGTATAGCGCAAGCTTTAACGACGTTGTCGGACGTGTTGGCGAACCAACACCTAGGATCCAATCAAGGATCAGATTCTCAGCGGTATCGGTGAGGTTATCAGCCATTTAGTGGCCCCCTCCTTCTCAAATAGATAGTGTGTAGAGGGAGAATCGGAGTAGTGAATCTCCCTCCACAATTGACTACGTAGTAGAAGTGAACTTAATCGAGGCGCCCGTGTCAAACAACTTGCCGTCCAGATACATGACACCCTTGATACCAACGAGATCATTCTCGAAGTAAACGTCATTAGAACGCTCCACCCGCATAGTGCCAACCACACGAGCGTAATACTTAGAGAAGTCTGCAAAGATGGCCTGAATGGTACCGTTAGTGGCAGCGGTGGCCATGTCAGGGTTAGTCAATACCGGATAACCAAGAATGCTGTCAGGCTGAGCCGGATCCTTTACCGCATCATAAATGAAGTGGTTAGCCGGATCCTTAATCAATCGAACCTTCTTGACAATGGCACGGTTCATCATGAACTTGGCATTACGCGCGTACTTTTCACCGATACCATAGATAAGTTCGATAATATCATCGTGCTTGGAAATACCACCAAGGGCTACCGAACCGGTAGGTGCATAGTTGAGAGTAGTCTGCGTAACAATACCACCCGGACTCTGCGCACCGGCAGTACCAAGGGTAAGGTCAAGAGCAGTTACCGAACCAAGCACATCACCGAGATCCTCAGCCATAAGCGACTCACCATCGAAGACAGTGAAATCAGCGAATTCACGAGAAGCCTGGATAATCTGAGCATACTTAATAGCACCCAGAGTCTCAGTCGTGAACGAGCCCTTAGTCTTGGCAATGGTCGCGGCTTCCTGAGACACAACCGTAGTACGGTTGGCCGCAGGGCTGGACGCCTTGACCGATCGTACCTTCTTAGGCAAAGTCAGAACTTCATTTCGCTCAGTGGTAATAATGCGAATACCCGACTCAAAGATCGGGTTGGTCGCTACCAGCGCACGATAAAGCTCCCTGACGAACGTACCAGGGTTGATTTCCTGACCTTCACCGGCAGCCGCAGACGCAGAACCACCGACGTTAAAGAACACCTCGGCGCGTTCCTCAGCCTCACGACCGTAACGACCGGACAGCGCCAGCGTATGGCGAACATCCGACAGCTTCAATTCAAAGCCCTGCTTATCGCCGGAAACTACAGAACGAAGCTCTTCCGAAAACTCCTTGTCAACCTTTGCACGACCAGAAAGATCCCGCCTACCACCACCACTGCCACGCCGTTCTAGCGCAGCCTTAGCCGCAGCTTCCTGCTCAGCCGTACGCTTCTCTTCCTCACGGTCAAATTCCTCATTCCGGCGCTCACGATTGATCAGATCCTCATAACGATCAATATCCGCATTGGCACGGTTATACTTCTGATCGGCAGTTGCGATCTGCTCGTTAGTGAGACCTTCCTGCGCTGCCTCCTCCGCAGCGGCCCGCGCAGCCTGCACAGCCTGCATCCGCTTCTCAGATAGATCCTTAATTCGATCAGACATATTAGCTGATCCTTTCTGTTTAGCTCCCTGTGGAGCGAGATACATATTCAAATGTGGGTGATCTCTCGGCCCACGGGAGTTAGAACTCTTTGAGAGCCCTTTCTAGCCGATCAAGAGCATCAATGCGTCGCTTCCAAATGGTAGTATCACGTGGGGTGGATTCCTCCGGCCCTGCGGAACCTTCACCATTGATTGCACGTTTGATAGCGTCTACATCGGACAAGTCTGTAACGTTGCGCCCACTACGATGAGCTAAACCATATAGTGCATTGCTTCTTAGCCCGCTGGTCGTAGTCAGATAGGCAGGATAAGTAACTGGAGACACATCGACTAATTGAACTTCCTTGAGAGTCCTGAGAATTACGTCTCCGTCTTCCTCCCAGTCATCATCAATTGCACGAAAAGCAAAGGAGCTTTCCCTGATGTCCTGGCGTTCCATCAAAACACGAAGATCACGAGCATAGGTGGTATCGGGAAGCAATACCTCATAAGGGAGACCCTTACTATCCGTGCTGACCTTCAGAGTCCCCGCACTAGACCGACCAAGCAACCTATTCTCGTCGTGATTGATAACAGCGCGAACATCCGACTCCTTCAATGTCTTATTGAATGCCTTCCTGTCCACCTGCTCAATAAACCCGCCTAGATCTGGGCTGCGAACATTGAATAGCGCAGCATAACCCTCGACTAAGTACTTATCGCCAACCGATCTAATCTCTACATCATGCACCGTAAGTCGGCGCTCTAGTGGTCCCTTCACTTGGCACCATCCTTTCCGGTGGGGGTTGGCTTCTTAGCCGGCACCTTTCCATTAAGCGTTTGACCCTCACGCAGCTTGTCCCCACCTTCAATACGAGGTAGGCCCAGATTCTTACGAGCTTCGTTGGGTGTAGCGACACCTTCCTTAACCAGATTTGTCCAAGTCTCCGCTGCCTCAGCGAACGTGCCTCGGAGTAGCTCTGACTTATTTAGCCGGATGAATAGACCTAGTCCATCGCCACCTGGTGAATAAGCGGTATAGGTCTCTTCCCATCGCTGAATCCAGGGCGCATAGGTGGACTGCACAAGAGACGTATTCTGCTCGGCCAGTCCAGAACCCCAACTAGTTTCCTTGGAGATAACACCAACCTTGTGTGGGGGAACCCGCAACCATCGAGCTACATCCAATGCTTGGAATTCTCGAGACTCTAAGAACTGAGCATCCTCTGGCGGGATAGAAATTGTCTTGAGATCCGTCCCCTGTGGACCGGACAATACTGAAGGTCTATGCCAGTTAGTGGGCCCACGATGGGCACGCTCATAGTTTCGAATAGTCTGCTTTACCTGGTTATCGTCAAGAATCTTTCCCGGCAAAACCAATACGGTCTTGGAGAAACTACCCTGAGAGAAGTACCTAGCTCCGAATTCCTCAAGTGTGAGACCGAGCGAGATTGACTCACTTGCAGCATTGATTACTGACATACCCGTGGGCTTGCCCGGCTTAGTAGGACCTTGCAAATGGAATATTTCCCTAGGGCCTAGCCACGGTCCGGCATTAATCTGGTAACGCCTGGATACACCCTCCATCTTGGGAACCCATTCACAGTGAACAGTCTTGGTGTCAAGAGGGACCATACCAATGATTACGTCATCACTAGACCGTCTGAGAAGTTGTGCATAACCATTACCATGACATAGTACCGAAGTCTGTAACTGATTACGAACTAATGAAGGGCGCAGCTCAGGGTGAGGTTTCCTAATCCACTGAGGCAATGGACGAACATCAATCTTACCATCCTCTGATTCAACGAATGCCTCAGGCGTTAGACTGGCAACGGCATCAGCGATCAACGTCACGCCGGACCAAAACACTGAATATTTAAATGCTACATCCTCGTCTACACGCTTACCCGACGCTGTAGGCTGTCCCCGAGCCCAGTCCGGAACGTCATACCAAATCGGTTCGGCGCGCGTTTCCTTCTTTCGAAACACCTACTCACCTCCCGATCTCTCAAGTTCCAGGCCCACATAGAAAAACACGCCGGCTAAGCACAAGGCCCCCAGGCTAAAGCCGACTACCCACCCCAGATAAACACTCGCAATTACAGTGCTACTGCATACAGCAATAAAGAGACCGACGAGCTGTAAAATATCACCTACTCCCACTCGTCGACCTCCTCATCAGTCTCGTATAGTTCCTGGTCTGTGAATGAATGGAATTCAGCCATAACAAACTCAGGCAGAGCCTCCATTACACAGAGCGCATTTACCATGGCAGTAATACCATCGATGTTGTCCGAGCTAAGTGCTTTATCAGGCTTGATATTGCGTTCATTGTCTTGCTTATACGCAGCATTATCAGCCATCCATCGCATAATGGGGTTGTGATTAGTAGACAACCTACGTAAACCCATCTCACGGGTAAGGGCCTTAGCTCCTGAATTCATTCGACCAGTGGTTTGCGGGATCTTTACCATGGGAAGACTGGTACGCGAATCGATGTGCTTAGCTATAGATACAGCGTTATATCCATCGTAACCAATAGCTTGTAATTCAAACTTCTCAATGTCCCCAAGAATACGCTCCTCGATCACATCATAATCGTGAATCTCTTCCTCAAATACAGTCAGATAACCTTGCTCTTCCCAACGAAGAAACGCGGAGACCATTTTCTTATGATGAAGCTCAATAGCTTTACGAGTAATCCAGAAATGGGGAATTACCCGGACGCCTTCAGAGGTTTGAAACACCATCACCCATGCGGTCAGGTCAGACACCTCAGCCAGGTCTAGACCACCAATGCCGGGTACACCTCGTAGGTCTTCCTCAGTCCACCCTGCCGAGTTATCTTCACTCTCATCCCACACGCGCAGATCTAGCCAGCGATTCTTTCCAGTCCCCCAACGATTGAGCCGGAAGATACAAAAGTTATTGATTTGTGATAGGTCACCCTTGTTTTGTAGCTCGATAACCTCATCACGAATAGTCTGAATATCAAAGAATGAACCGAGCGCGGGCATTGCCTCCGGCCAATGGCTCTCATCTTTCCAGTCCACGCCCTCTGGCACACTGGCAACACAAACGAATCTCTTAGGGTCTAGGTTAGGGTTCTCCGCAACCTGGAGACTAAACTCATGCTCAACAAACGCAAAGGTCTCCCGATCCCATCCCGCCGTCGTAATACCAAATAGCAATGGATCAGGTCGAGTACCGAAGCCCTGGCGTAGTGAGTCCCACAAACGCTCATCAGGCTGGGCTAAAACCTCATCGAATAATACGGCGAACGCATTAGCTCCAAGGTTACCAGCGGCATCAGCCGCAATCACACGATAAATAGAGCGCGAGGGCACATGGATAATTCGCTTGGTAGAATCAATTACCTTGATCTCACCGAGTCGCTTCATTCGGGAAAGCACAGGGGACAATAGGACCATATCCCTAGCCACATTGAAAACAGCGGCGGCCTGGTCCTTATCGGATGCTGCGCTATAGATTTCAGCGCCAGCCTCACCACAAGCAAGTAACAGGTAAAGCCCTAATGCCGCCACCAACTCTGACTTACCTTGCTTACGAGCTAGCTCGATCCAAGCAAGCGTGAACTGCCTAACCCACTTACGGTGCATCGCATTCCAACGTACCGCACCAAATAGAGGGGCGACAATACCATCAAATCTCCATATACCATTGTCATCCTGCCACGCTTCACCCCGTTGCCAGGGATCCATAATGAATGGCTTACCAGAATATGAAGACTTGGTGTGGACTGTCGCCCTCTCGACAAACTTAACAGCGCGGTTGGCACGCTTTAAACTAAACTTGGCTCCGTCAGGGAGCCTAGTTGTCTGCACTAATGGCATTCAATGAGCCCCCTCAAATCCACTAGCTTAGAACGGCAAAAGTCACATCCACATCGGTAGACCAGGTCAGCGACACGAGGTTATCCGCCCCACGATAACCAGCATCTGGAACACGAATGAAAATAGACCCACCGGAACCAACAGCAGGGATAGTGTCCACCCGATCCGCTACAGCTAGATCAGCATCGAATACGGCAACAGTGACAAGGGTCAACGTGCGGGAGGCCGCATTTGCATTCTTGACATGTAGCAAACTGCCCGGCGGTACCTTATCACCGCCAGCGCTGGCCGGGTGATAGGTGGGCTGTAGACCAGAGCTGGTAACAAGCTGGGGGGTACGAGTAGCCATTTAAAGCACCTCTTTCTGTGTGTTAAAAATGCCTATTTGGCATCCTCGGTTTCATCTTCATCAGTATTAAGCAAGCTGTTAAGGTCTTCACCATCATCGCCAGGTAGTTTCATTCGTGCCCTACTAGAAGGGGTCATACCAAACTCAGCGGCCAAAGACCGCAATGAGTTAGTGGCTGACGCAAAGGATGCGAGCGCGGGGTTTCGTACCGGCCCCCGGGCACCGGCAATGGTCATTCCAGCTTTCTTTATTTCACGCAGCGCCTTCACCATTACTCCCACGTTCGCACAGTATGCAGCAAAGGGGATAATGTCTGCCTCAGTCAGAAGCCCATTAGCATGAAGAAATGGACCACAGCGGCGCCATTCCTTTTTACCTACCAAGTCGAGCCAAGTAGGCGGATTAGGTAGGGAGTCCAAGGGTTTAGGCTCAAACTCTTCGCCAGCCTTAGGCAGCCGTCGCTTACCTGGATTTCCATTCAGCACTTTAGTTACAGTTGGTACTGCTTTTCGCCCTACCGTCATTAGCTCCCCCCTTTCTCCTGAATTACTAGGCGCTGCTCCATATCAGCGATAGTCATCCTTAGCTCAGAAATTGTACGTTTGAATTGCACACAGGTATCTTCCAAAGCTCCAATGCGCTCGTCTTTGTCTTCGATCTCTCGCCTCAACTGCAATTGCTGCTGACGCAATTGGGTCTCTGACTCCTGTGTAATCCGTAGCATCTTTTCCATTACCTCTAGGGCATTCTCTGCACCACGCACAGCAATGGAATCACGCTCAGCCCGCGCCTTGATAGTTAATTCACTGGCGTCTATAGCTTCCTTTTTACGATCCCTCAGAAATTTGTACAAGTTAATGGCTGTACCAATCGCTGCCAACGCAAAAGCAGCAATAGCCAAAAGTGTACTTATCACTTGTGCTTTTCCGTTTCATCCAATAGCAAGCTCTCCAGTCGCCGCGTGCGGTACTTGATGAACTGGCCGAGTACCCAGTACCTAGCACCCATTGCCAAAGCGAAAACGGTATACGTTAGGAATACGAACATTGATTGAGGTAGAAACGCCGCAACGGCCGTACCAAAGATGATAGTCAATGCGAGCAGATTGACCACTCCGATACGCTCGATGTAATAATTAGCTATCGCTATGCCTACCAAGGTCATCCCGCCTCCCACCACCATTCCAGCCGCCCAGCCATAGACCGCCCACAATGGAAACTGTGTCATGATCGATGTTGGCGCGAGTAGGCCAGGGTTGATCAAAATAGGTAAACCGGACACTAAACACAATAGCGCAAGAAACGCCTCAACAGATGTGAAAAGTAATGAATATAGAACTTTTCGCCACCCCAAGGCAGAGATCATTGTGCGCAGCAACACGTACCTCCCCGCCATATAGTTGAACGTTAATTTCCTCGGAAACGCCCCTGAGAGCGCCGTACAGCCGTTCGACCCCACTGCGCATCGCTTCCCACTCGACCGGCCCTGTTCGTCCACCAGCGGACAACACCGCAGGTCAGAGGCATGATCATTGAACCCGTGTAACCCGGTAAGCGGAGAAAACTAAAAAGATCTTGAGAAAACCCTTGACGGCACGCGGCAACGGGTGTGAGCTAGACCCATACAACTACAGAGGAAAGCAGCAAACGCGATTGCCATAGATGATCATACGTAAGGTCTGCGTGAACCCCCGGACTGAAGTGAGAGCTTCAATCCCGTGCTAAACCTCATCGCTGCCGGTACTTACCGAATATCGAATGTCTTAGATGGTAGGCAGGCCACCGGCTTGTCTACCGTCTTGGTGTATTCGATATTCAAAAGAGGTAATAAAATGTGTCTCTGTCGCCGTTGCGGCATTGAGGTTACGTACGAATGGTTCGGCTGGTGTCATGTGAAGACCACAACCCACCGGCCAGTAATCCCACTAGCGGTGCTCATACACCAGCTAGAAAAGTGAGGGGAGTTTGAATGGATCCGAATGCGACACTCGACGAGTTACGCGAATGTGTGCGTACGGAGGACTACGAAGGTCGAATGATCGAGCTGTTCGAAGCACTCGACAACTGGCTAACCAAAGGTGGCGGCCTACCGAAAGATTGGTTATTGAGTGAAGCGCTGTGAGTGGTGCCGAAATTTTGACGCTGAGGATGCGGAGAATCCCGAAGACCTATGCCGAACACATCAAGCGGAATGGGAAGGGCTTAGCCTCTCAGAATTAGAACGTAGGGACCGCGAGCAGTACGCAGAGTGGATGGACACACAGACATGATCAAGCAAATGAAGGATTATGCAAAGGTATTCAGCCCATGTTGTGGGACAATCCTTCACCGGCCATACACCGGTCAGGACTCAGGCCAATTCTTCTGCGCTGCCTGTGGCAGTGTATACGACGTGCAAACATCCGAGGGTAAGAATAGGGTTACAAAGTGCTAACCAAACTCAAAGAGGCTGCGAGCCCATTTACACTAGCGGCTCGCGGCCTGGCGTCACTAGGGCGTAGGGCATTCTGGGCCGTTATCTGGCCGGCTAGAGGTCAACAGTTCGAACCGTACGAGTACAGCGAGGAATAGCACTGTGAACATTCAGCAAGTTCAGCGAGCCATGGAAACTCTAGAAGACGTGTTTACTCCGGCGGGTAACGCCGGGGTAATCAGTAACGTGATCTGGAACGACCACGACAAATCACACGGCTTCTGGGAAGCCTGCGTTACCGGCGTAGATCACGGGGATGACACAAGCTGGCCATGGTTCGATATCAAAGACCTAACAGCAAAGGAGGACATCGTTGACGATCAAACGACACAGGTACGAGAGTGAGCCCACCACGAAGCTTGTACGCACCGGATTGCACATGCTGATTCTAAGCGTGTTCATTGTGCTCTCAGCGGTACTCGTTTCGCTGGCAGTAGTCATCATCGTGTCCACTTATGTAGCTCTAGGGCAGGCGGTCTAATGACCATTGACGAGTTAATCAACACTCTGCAAGCTGTGCGAGACGCTGAGGGCGATATAGAGGTCAAGGCTGCAATGGAAACAAGCGAGCTGACCTTTCAAATAAGGCCCATTAGCGGGTTGAGACTTGATAGTCAAACCCGGATGGGGGGTCGAGCACGTAAGGCGCTATGGGTGGTTGCCCGATGGCCGATATGACATTTCAATGGGGTGACTTCGTATCGCTCCGGGCGCCCGTTGAATTCTACCGAGAAACCATGATCACGAAGTTCAATGGTAAGCGGGACACAGCCAATAGCAGTGAATGCGGAATGGCCACTCTCGGCCCGGGGGATATTGTCGAGTACATATCCCCCCAGGGATTTATCCACAACACCGGAATACACATGCTATGCATAACACGGGGGCCGTACCGGATGTACGCCACTGTGCCGGATAACTTTTTCGAACATCCACGAAGGAACTAAATATGGTACTGAAATTCCTCGGCGGTAAACAAGAATTGGGCCGCCCATCGAAAGCAACAGTCGCAGTTTGCGCCGGAATCTTTGTAGCTAGCATTCTGGTGACGATAGGCATCGTGTCCTACGATCCACCCGTCGCCACCACTGAGCAGCCCCCACCGGCCAGCACAGAGCCCCAAGTACAAGCACCAAGGGGTAAGTACGGAAAGGAGACTGCCTTACTCGGAGGCGCCCTCCACGTCACCGTGAGCGCACCGACAGTCGGCCCCAAGTTCCCCGGTATCGAGGACAAGGGCAATCCTCTGTTGGTCGATATCACCCTGCGCGCGACATCAAACGCTGATCCAATACCGCTGGGCAGGATCACTGCCAATTACTACAGCCCCGATGGCGTCTGGACAGACCAGGTGATGACCGGTTTCGGTGACCCGGATCGGGTACTAACGGCCGGCAACACAGCCACTTGGAATGACGTTCAGATCTGGCCGGCTATCGGCCAGGGTGGCGGGCCCGAGGTTAGCTCGCCTCAGCCCGGAGGAATGCTGACCCTGATTATGGATGACATTGAGATTGGGGTGTTTAGCGCGTAATGGCTAAGGTGGTCAAGCTGGTTTGTCAGATCTGCACCAAGCAGTTCCCTAAGCCAACAACACGCGGTAGGCCACCAACACGCTGTCCTAAGTGCAGAGCAAAAATTGCGGCGAAAAAACAACCACCAAAACCGAAACCACAACCGAAGCCGGAACCGGTAACAGTCAAACAGTGGACCATCAATTGTCGTGCCTGTCGTAATGATTTCACTATGCCCGCTAAGCAGGGACGGAAACCAGTACACTGCCCCGCGTGCTCTGCACCTGGCACGACTAAAAGCAGCGTGAGCAATGCTGGTAACGCTGTTGTCGACCGACTAGAGATGATGTTGCGCTCACGAGGGACGCACATTAGTCAGAATAGGGGAGAGTACGAATGAGCAAGGAAACCGAAACCATCGCTGAGCTGCGCGCCGGACTCGAAGAGCTGGCCACTGCACGGGCAGAGGCTGAGACTCGGGCCGAGGAATTCCGTAAGGTGGTCGAGGCACAGGCCACAGTGGAAAACCGCATGTGGGCTGTCACCGTATACGACGGATATATGAACGTATTCAGTCGGCATGATGTGTTCGGCCCAACCGAAGATTTCGCATGGGACTATGCAAACACCCTTGTCGAACAACGGTGGCCATCCGGCGCCCGTAAATGCAACGTGAGGGAGTACAAACGGTGACCGATGACCCTGCACAGACTATCCGCATGATGCGCTACTACGCGACTCTAGACGGCGGTACCGGCCAGTACGCAAGCGAGATGACCAGGTGTATTCAAGCACTGGAAAGCTGGCTAAACAAGTGGCTCGCCAGTGAAGGCTACGAAGGATGCTGCAATCAGCACTCACTAATCCTGAGAGAGGAAGATCAGAGATGACTGCAATCGGACCACCCCCTGAACACATCGAAGCACCGCTCGGGCGGCGGTACCAACGCGACTCGGCATTCTACGTGATGGTACACGGTGTCAGCGCTAACGGGGAAGCTTGCCAGTGTGGTAACCACGCTACCCGGCCGATAAACGAAGGCCCTAGGGCAGCGTTCACCTGGCGAGCGTCACAGCTCCTGCGAGAGAACGACACTACCAACTCACTGATAAACGAGTCACTGCTATTCGGCAACGCAACCGTGTACCGAAAGGACGCCTAGTCATGGCAGTCACTAAGTGGGATCTACTCACCGAGGACGAGCGCCGCGCATTGGAAAACACGCCATTTGAAGGGGAGTGTTACTACTGCCAAACGCCACTGAAAACAGAGGCAGAATTCGCGCAGCATTTCATCGTCCCTAACACTGGATACCGCAATCTGGGCTGGTGTCCAGCCAACGTCGGGCGGCCATCATGAAAGCACAAATAGTCGACGGTATGTGGTCAATCTCCGAGATACCGGCACAGGAAATGGGTCAGCTACTAGCCTTCGTGGACAGCTACAGCTATATAGCCGGCAGCCACGTCAATCGGGTAGCAGCCCAAAAGCTCTATCGAGAACTGTGCGAGGCCACGGGGGTAACTGATGACAGGGTGCAATAAATGCCCAAAGTGCTTAGAGTGCCTTTGTATTTCTGACGTACATGTTTGTTCAAACGATAGGATCACCTCCCACCACATAGAAGGGTCACAAGTGAATCTACGTGAATGGAACGTACAAGAGGATCAGCCCCAGACATGGGGTCTCTACTTCAATAAGCGACTGGAGGGGGTAAAGGACCTACTCGAAGACCTGAACTTACCCAGTATCTGGACACCGGCAGAGCTAGACGCGGTGGACGGCCTAGTCATGGATCTGTGGACCGCTACCGAGAGGGTAAGACAATGTCTATGACTGAGCACTTTCTCCATATAGGTAAAGAATTTGGGGACGGGCAATACGTCAAATTCGAGATGGTGCCGACCAACGTCGGATTCATGGTGCACGCACCGGGCGTTATTCCATTCGGTGCAGCCAACGTGCGGGAGGCAAAAGACATACTGTATTCCGTACTGTGCAAAGAACAGGAGGACTAGACACCCCCGACCCGGGGTGTATAATGTTGGGCGACCAACCCGGGTCAAGTGAAGGGGTACACATGAGGTATAAGGGGCGATTTGCTGTCGCCTTGTTGGCAGCCCTGACTACCGTGGGCCTAGTCGCGCAGTCAGGGCTGGCAACGCCAGCCGGCACAGTCGACTACACCACGCTAGCGCCGATCACAGTCCAAGCTTTCGGGCGGGACATTCAAGCACCGACATCGAACGATTCGATTCTCTTCGGTGCTCGACTGGTCGCGGCCACCCCGGTTCACTTCGATGAGCTGGTATTCGCCATTCGTGGGCCGGCTGGTCAGAACTACGACGTGGGCGATAGGGACGGTTACGACCTCAGTACGGCTCAGCAGACGTTTACCGCGTCGCGGCCAGCTCTGCCGGTGGGTAACGGCTACACGGTGTGGCTAGCGCACCGTATCGGATCGACATGGACGGACCTAGCGCCTAATCCGGCGCAGACGTTCAATGTGATTGCGGCGCCTCCACCAGGTGGCGGGCCGGCATTGCCCGGACCGGCGGGACCGTGGACACTGCAATTTTCCGATGAATTCAGCGGAACAGCAGTAGATACCACTAAGTGGGGATTCCAGTCATCGGCGGAGGCCCTATGGTGCTCATCGCCATTCGGTACCGGTAACCCGAATAACAAGCAACTCGAATTCGACCGTCCGCAGAATGCCTCGGTGGCCAATGGCAACCTGACCATTACAGCTCAGCGAGGCAATATCACGGCCTGTGGTCGAACCTACGGCTGGACATCATCTCTCCTGACCTCCGCACCCTCGTACGCCTTCCGCTACGGCTACATCGAGATCCGAGCTGACCTCCCCGACCCACGGGGATTCTGGCCGGCATTCTGGACATGGCAGGCGGCCGGCAACAATGTGTGGACCGAGACTGATGTATTCGAGTATTACTCGGATAATCACAATGCGTTGTACCTCTCCCAGCACGCCGGTTCGGGTGGCGGATGCATCATTGATCCTGCTTTTGACCCGTCCACCGGGATGCACACGTACGGCGCTGATATTCAGTCGACCGGTACGCGGTTCTACGTCGATGGGCAACTCGTCTGCACGGCGTCGGGATCACCGACCGGCAACACCAACATCTTGGTGGACATGTTCGTGTTCGCGGACGTGCCACCCCTGGCCGGCACCAACAGTGCTACAATGGTCGTAGATTACGTGCGAGCCTGGCAGCACTGATCAAGAGGCGTGGGCGCGTGTGTGCACTTGGGGGAGTGTGCACACGCGCTCACTTTTTGTGCGCGTGGAGGGAATAAATGCCAATGCCGGAGATTAGAGGGCAACCTACACTTGATCGATCAGAGCAGCGAATTGATTGGATTACAGCAGCATACACACCAGTGCCCTATAGCGACGGGCCAATATGTGAAAAGTGCTGGTTACTGTGTGGACAGGTAACAGCGCATAAGAGAGAGGTCAGCAGGGTGCAATGAACGAACTATATAAACTTCAAAGCTCTGGCCGGTCAGTTGGGACAGTTCGCGAATTCTTTCAACTAATCAACTGTGAACGGGGGCATACAATCAGATCATACGCACCACGACCCTACGCCGAGGGTCCTATCTGTGAGCAGTGCTGGTTAGAATTTGGGATGGTACACGGTAAAGACACGTGGCAATGTTTCCCTGGTGGTCAGAAAGGTCAGGGCGATGAGCAGATCCCACCTTTGGAGGGTTCGAGACTCAGTAACCAGGAATTATTGTAGATAAGGAGAGCAACGATGGATGACAGGATTATCTCAGGGTACGCGGCGGTTATCGAGCGGCTCACAATCTCGGACATCGTACCTTGCCGATTCGTAATATCAAATGTGCGGCCACAATTCCTCGACGTGAGACTCTTCGAAAAGATCCGCCTGAGGGTAAAGGAAAATTCGTTTGGGTGTCCTCGGGTGATGTTCTATGACCAGTCGATGATCCCACTTTGGTGGATTCACCTTTCCGTACGTGTCCGAGCTGGTGACATGGTTAAGGTCGATTAGATTCGCTCGGCCTCGATGACCAAAACGAAGAATCACAATCAGCCTGAGCGACGCCGCCATCATAAACGGCGCTATTGACATCACTGGCTAGTTGCTGACACACCCAATACGTCTCACCTTCAAGTAAGTACGCCATATTGAGCTGCCTCACGCAACCTTCCTCGTGTGGCGGGTCGAGTACAACTAATTCGTGACTGCCACTCACAATGTGCTCCACATTAGTCTCTACCCAGTCAGTAAGCCAAGCGTCGGCCGCTTCGCCGTCCACGGCACTTTGATACTGGGCATGACCGCCAAATAAGCTAGTAGCCATCCTGCTCCTTTCAGCTAGTATTCAGGTCGATCGAGATCGGCCTGAGTTGATTTGAACGCGAGTCGCCTCATATAGAATGATAAGATCATCAATATGCGGCGGCTCACGTCGGGC